ATGACCACCGACGACAGCTATCTGATCCATTCGTATTCCCGCCGCGAGGCCATCGAGGACGGGGGTTTAATCGACGCAACGCAGACGGCGAAAGAAGCCGGGTTTCGCTTTCCGGTCGCGCTCACCTCTGCCGTCTGGGCGACGTGCGTGGCGGTTCCCACCGGCGTTACCGGTCAGGACGAAACCGGCCGACTTTGGGACGTGCTCACAATGCTCGGCCACGCCTGCCGCGCGCGGAGCGGAGACGGAAGTGTCCGGTATTTTGACGTGCTCGTCTTTAACGACGACACGACGCCGAAGCCGGTCCGCCTCAAAGCCCTCTGCGGGCCGGACGACGACCTATCCCCGTGCATCACCGTGATGCTTCCCGACGAAGACTGACCCGGAGTCGAATCAGAGCGAGAATGGAGGAAACACGATGTTTACGAACGACGACCGAGCAAAACGATTCGCGGCACTCCTGCCTCGCTACCCCGAGGATGAATACACGAATCTGATCGATCTAATCGCGGACGCCATGCACTGGTGCGACCAAAACGGGGAGGACTTCGACGAGGTACGGCGCATCGCCGCGATGCACTTCGAGGCGGAGGTGGCGGGGGACGAGTAAGCCGTCACCCGCCGCTCTCTACCGACAGGACACGTGGTGCTCCTTCGGAGCGCCGCCGATGCTCGGAAAAAACTCGCGCCACTCAGTTGGCAACAGCGTGTGGTTCACATCGGGACTGCGTTGCACACTCGAAAAGCCTTGAAAACGAGGCCGCCGACATCACTTGCCGCATTTCTCGCGGCGTACAATCACCCTCGATAAGGGGCATCGCCCCTTTGACACATCCTCTCCTTAGGCACCCAGGAGACGGTCACAAAAAGACCGGGTGCGCCGTGCCCCGTCGTCGGCACGAACAGCGTTCCAAAAATCGACGACGGCAGCAGCGTTTCTTTTCGTCGCCCTCAGTTCGCGTGCGCGGCTCAGCACGGTTCAGCTTCCGCGCTCCCATTTTGGGGGGCGCGGCCGGTGAACGTGACACCCGCCGGTTCAAAGGAGGTGATTACTAACCAAGAAAAAGGCAACGGAAGATGGAAACGATTAAGTTGATCGACGTGACAGACAGCGCACGAGAAATGGTTATGCACTTTCCGGGATGGGAAGTCGCGGTAACGCAGCGAGTGTGGGACGAGTGCGTGAAGGTACCGGCAGGACTCGAAGGGGAGAGCGAGACGAGTCGTCTCTGGGATCTCCTTTGCTTCTTCTGGGACGGGGTCAGGCAGCTCGCCACTCCTGAAACTGGTTTGCTGGCTGCGTTCGGCTTCCAGGTCGGAAAGTACGTAACTGACTTCGAGCGCTCATTAGACCTGCCTGCCAAGCGTTGGCCGGACCTCGTAGACCTTCACGCGGTTGCAGGCATCGACTCGTACGGCTCACCGAGGATCGTAGTGGTCTGGCCGGGGGAAGTCTTTCTTTCGCGTCATTGACCACATTGCAACGAATGGTTCCCCGAGGCCCAGACATCTGTCTGGGCCTCCCTTTGTCGTCGCCCGGCAGGGCGCGTCCCGACACCCAAGGCCCGGGTTGTCTCTCGGGCGAAGTTCCAGGTCCTGCTTTCACGGTCAGTAGACTTCCGCCGGGGTGGTCCCGGTGGCCGTGGACGGAGGGCTGGATTCGCTAGCAGCCGGAAGGAGGTTTTTGGATTCGCTGCAATGAACAAGTTGGAGACACTGCAATGAGACAACACAGCAAAGGGCAACAGGAAGCGCAGAAGGTAGTCGTGACGTCGGTGGGGGTGGGGTATTTACTCCCGCCAGAGGCGAAGCCCCCCGCGTGGACGGACAAGATCGAACGCGGAGCCGTGCGCGTCGTCCTCTACGTTGAGAAGTGCCCCATCCGGAACAGCTATCGGTTCCTCATGGCGAACCGGGGATATCGCCCCGAGGTGCCACAGTGGCTACCCACAGACCAAATCCCGAATGCCATCAAGTGCCTTCAGGATGCCCAGAAGGTTGATAAGAAGGCGAAGCGACACCTCGAAGGAGGTATCCTCCGCCGGGTGATTAGGACACTTTTTTAGATCCCCGCAGAAGCTCGGCCCCAGCCGGGCTTCTGCACTTTTCTAATCCCAAGTCGCATTACCACGTCGGTTTTCCGGCCCGCAAGCGTGTCCGGGCGGGACACTGCCAGCCGGACAGACCTCGCTACCGCTCCTCTTCGGTAAGCCCTTTCGGGGCAAGAGCTAGAGCTCTCCAGCTCGGCTCGGTGCTTACAGAAGGTCGGCAGGTCAACTCCGCGTGCAGTCCGATTTTTCTCGACGACTCGCCGAGGTGGGCTGGGCCGCGTGTCGGCTTTTCGATTGTTCGCGGGACTCGAAACGAAAAACCCGGCCGGCAAGTATTTGCCGACCGGGGGCGGCGGGAGCCGATTCAGGATCCCGCGCACAAGTGAACGTGAAGACATCCACTATAGCCTGCACGGAGTCGAAGCGCGAGACCTGTCGAGCTACGGCCGCCGACCCTCTGTCGCTACTCTTTTCCGACACAACTCGGTGAGCTCCCTTCGGCTCTCAGCGTCGCGGGCAAGATTATCAATTTCCCAGGATTCGTGGTAATTAACCCCCGTGTGCGTGCCCAACGACCAGTCGGGACCGGAGGTACCACACCCGTGGTGTCCGCGGTCCCGACTGGATGTTTTTGAGGAGGTTTAGACCTGCTCCATCCGGCCGATCACCTGGGGCCGTGTATGCCGCGCTTTTACGAGAACGAGTCGGAGGCGGTGCTGTACGCTTTGGACGAGATGGGTAGCCAAGAGCGGGCGCTCGTTGAGCGGCTCTTCGAGGCGTTCTCGAAGCACCCGCGGCCCGCCGACTGTGTCCCGCTCGTTCCGCCCGTTCCGTTCGATCCGAAGCGCCCCATCGTCAAGCCGTCTCGCTACGACCAATGGGCGTTGAAGTGGGAGCGGACGATCGCGCGCGACAGAAAACGGGAACGGTGGCGTCGTGTGTGGTGGAACCCGTTGCGAGATGAGGTCATCCGCTTCCTCCATGACAACGGACACCCGTTCTACGAGGGAAGGCCGCAACAGTGGCTCGAAGACGCGTGGGAGAACGACGCGATCAACGTTAACGAAGGCAGGATGTTCATCATCTGGGACATCCTGGTCCACATCCAGGAATGGATCGACACCTTCGTCGGTGACAAGGAGGTCTACCCGGAGTTCTGGCCGCTTCCCGTGGTGGAACTGAGTATCAGCGAGGCAGAGGGACGCTACTGGGCTGTAGGAATCGCCGCGGGACGAGTCGTCTGATGGAGAACGGTTGGTTACCGCCGGGTTCAGGACGCCACCGCCCTGAACCCGGCTTCGGATTTTTTCTGAGCACGCACGCGACACCGACTTACCGCTTCGGTTTTCAATTCGAACGGCGCACACGCCTCTGCCGGTCGGCCCGCTGCCGGAATGATTCTTCGTCATATGCAATTCTCTTGTAAATCGACGATCTGCCGTCAAACACGCCGGAGAGGTCCGCGACGCAGCACCGATCGAACGGCATCCCGAGTATCGTCGTGACGGCTTCGATCAGTTCCTCACGAGTGACCGAAGAGGGCGATAACTCCGCAAGCCGGATGTCACAGGCGGCGGTGTAGAGGTTCGGCTCGGAGCGGAACTGGGCGGCGTAGTGGTGCCGGGCGAGGCGAATGTCATCGAGTTGTTTCCGCCGCAGTCCAGACTTGGTAGACATGCCCGCAAGGCGGCGGGAATGTGAGTAGTGGCTTGCGAGGTAGTAGTACGCGTGCGTCCGGTCGTTCGTACCGCTCAAGAGTTCCTTTGCCCTCGACAGGTCATTTTGGGCATCGTTCGTTCTTGATTCCAGATTGCTACAGAGTTTGAGCCGAGCGCCGAGAACGATCTGGCGCACCGAGAAGCCGTCCTCTCTACCGCGGACCCCGAATAGGTAATCAGCCCTCGCGCGGACGTGCTTCAGGAGGCTGAGTTCGATCTTCTCGTCGTCGAAAGCGTCCGACGGCTGGTGCCACGTCACACCGCTCACGGCTCGTCGCGCCGAAGCATCCACGGGCGAAGAGTGCCCGAGCAGACCGAGGAGCACCGCTGTCTTGCCGCTCTCGTCCGCCCGGCCCAGCGCTCGCTTCCCAATCGTGTGAACCGCCTTCATGTTCACAGGCGATTCCGTCCCCGCCAGATGCGCGGCCTCAAGCCAAGCGTGGGCGAGGCTCGCGACGCGGAGCCGCTGTTTGTCGCTACTCCCGCGATCGAGGTGCCCTGCTAGGTCGTGCAGCAGCCGGCGTGCGCGCGTGAGTGATTCGCAGATTCCCCACCCGTCTCCCGGAACGACGTAGTAATTTCGAGCCAAGCCGCGCGTCAGGGTTTCGAGATGCTCGTCCACTCGCGAATGGAGTTCGTCGGCCTCGTGCCGGAGAATGAAGTAGTCGGGTTTGAGCTTGGGCAGCACTTCAGCGATCTCAAGCTGGCTCTCGTGCCCCCGAGCGAGGGCAAGGAACATTTCGCACAGGTCTCTCCGCGTGTCCTCGGCTACCCGCTTGTCGGTCCGGAATAACTTTGTCACGGTGTGCGGGCTCTTCAACCGCCCGCCGCGGCGCTTCCAGTGTGTGATCGCCTCTTGAAGCCCAGATTTGTTCGGGGCGTAGTCAAACCTACGCAGTAGGTCGAGGAGCCGCTCCAAGTGAAGTGGTGCCCGCTCCCCTTGAACGATAGATCGCCTGCTCTTCGACTGCTGGCTCGCGGTCATGGCGTGCCACTCCGGTAAGTCACCTGGTCGGTCAGCCCATCCTACCCGCGCCCTCAACGCGAATGAAGCGTCAGCGCCGAGTCCGCGCATGTCCGCGCAACGCCGAAAACAGCCATTTACTTGAACTGCGCCCGCGTTGGGACAATGCTGACCTCGTGGCCGGCGATTCTCCCGCCACTCAATGAACTCCGCCCGATCCGCGTAGGGCTACCCAGCAAGGTGGCTCTCGACTCGCGATCGCGCCAACCGGCGTGTCGGGGCGTCCACGCGCCTATCGGCCGCGAGACCCCTTCAAGGAGGCAACGCATGTGCTCGTCGAACCGTTCCGATCCAGACCTCGTCGCCTGGCTCCGCTACCTGGACCGATGGACGTGGCAGAACCGGGCGGTCGTCGTCCCGATCGCCCTCGCCGGACTCGCCGCGGCGGCCGTCGGCCTCGTCGCCCACTTCTTCGGGCCGACCGACCTCGAGCGGGCCGAATCGGACCTTCGCAAAGCCGGGGCCGTCGTAAACGCGATCGAAGCCGAAGCCCCTCGGCAATTGAAGGACTGGCGAGAGCACCGCCAGGAGGCCGCCCATTACCGGAAGCTCGCGGACGAGAACAAGGACAGTTCCGACGTCGAGTTTCTGGAGTGGCATCTAGCGACAGCCCGAGGCCACTCCCGGCTCGCGGGCGCAGCGTCCGACCGGCGCGATCACCTCCTTCGCCTCGCCGCGGAGTACCGACGACTTCTCGCCGAGGCACAGTGCGAAATTCTGGAGGCAAAGGAAGCGCGAGAGCGGGGGATGCCTTACGAAGTTGCCCCGCGCGTTCGTGAACTCCTGAAACCCATCCTCACCAACCACTGACTCCGGAGGTCTCGATGAACTGGCTCTGGGCCTACTTCCGCCGAAAGACCTTTGAAGCGATCCAAGCCGGTGTTCACGACGCCCTCGTGTCCGGAGCTAACCCCTCCGGCATGACCAACGAGCAAGCCACGCTCGCGCTCCTCGCTCTCGCCCGCACGCTCGACCCGACCGCAGTGGCAGGAACCGGAGAGCTGAGTCCACCGACACCACCGCAACTTACCGGCCCGACGCCGAGCGGCACCGGAGAGGCGACAGACCAGGTCAGGAGAGGCCCAGGCCGTCCGAGAAAGCACCAGGAGCCACCGCAATGAACAACAAGATTTCTCTCACCGCCCGTGATCGCGAGATCGTTCCCGCGCTCCTGCACAAAGTGCCTGCTCATTCAGAGTCAGTCCTCGCGCTTTGGTGGCCGGATACTGACGACCCGATCACCTCCGCTGACGACACGCCCGCTGCACGCGAGCTCGCAGCTCCGAACTCTCCCGGAGCACTTCCAGATTAAGTCGGGCGCGGCCCGGCAAATTCCAGGAGCCACCGCAATGAAGAGATCGTTCTCCATCACCGACCGCGACCGCGCGATCCTCCTCGCGGTTCTGCACAAGGTCCCCATTCTCTCGGAGGCAGCCCTCGCGCTGTGGTGGCAGGACACGGACTCCAGCCGCGACAACATGAGCCGCCGCCTCTGGCAACTCCGCGAGGCAGGTCTTCTCGCCCGCTACTCACTGCCGGTCCAAGCAGCACCGCGAGTCGAACTGTTCTACCACTGGGTTCCCGGGATGCCGGAGCCTGACTTCGGTGCGCTCGCGTGGCAACTGTCTCGACGGTGGCAGTCGCTCGAAACGCGCCGAACGGTCTTCTACACCGCGACGGCAACTGCCGCGAACCGCTACGGGCGAACTGTTCAGAACCCACTCCGATCGACCTCGGCAATTCCTCACGCGATCTTGCTCGGGCAACTTTTTGCCCAACTCCATCACACGGCTCCGACACTCGCGAGCGGTTGGGTTGCGGAAGAGGTTGTCGCCGATTCCCGCGGGTACGGGCAGAAGGTAGTTGACTGCCTGATAGTCGATTCCTCTTCAACGCCCGCCCTAGCTCTTGAAATCGCAGGCGCATCCTACGCCGCCTCGAATGGCGAGCGCCTCCGCGAGATTCACAAAGATTGCTCAGAACGTGGCTTGCCTTACGAGATGTGGACCGTTCCTGAAGGGGGTGGGAAATGACCGCCGCAGACGAGTACACGAACCTGTCCGAACACGCGCAGCTTGCGGCTGACCATGTCTGCCGACACTGGCTCGCGACGCCTGACGTTGTGCGCCGGGTAATCTGCCCAACTCTTTCTCTCGACGCAGCACGAAAGTTCCTCGCGCGACTCGTCGAGCGGGGCTGGCTCGTCAGGCACGTGCTTCCCGAGGGCGAACCGTACTTCGTTCTGGGGAGCAAGGCTGTAGCGGCCTTCGGACTCCGCCGGTCCACTCGGGCGCTCGGCATACAAGCTCTTCTCGAACACTACGCGGTCCTACTCGCCTGCACGCGGCGGGGGTGCGGGGTCATTACCGAGGACGAGTTCCGCGCCGAGTTCCCGGACCTCTGCGAGCCGGGCCAGTCGGTGAAGAACTTCTTCGTTGACGAGACTGTCGTGCCGTTCCGCCTGGGTCTCTTCGTCGTCGATCACGACAAGCGGAGCTCCCGCCTCGTCCAGAAAGTCCGCCAGCGCATCGGCCGGATGATGGATACGGACCGACCCGCTCTCCGCCAGCTCGTTCTAAACGGCGGCCTGTCGGTCTCTGTGCTCACCGCCACCGAGGGCAAACGTGCGAACCTGGCTGCCGCGTTCGCCCGGAAGCCCCTCCGGTCCGTCGCCGTGACCGTCGAGGCCCACCCCGAACTCGAATCACTCTTCCTCGTGAACCGGAGGTAAGCTCCATGGCCCGAGAATGGTCTGCCCGCAAGAAGACGCATCTCGTCAAAGACGCAATCAACCCGTCTGCCTTCCGTGCCGCCTATGCGCTCTGGCGGGAAGGCCTCGCGCTGCCCGACGCGAGAATGCTGGTGCTCCGGCTGCTCGTCGCCTACACGCTGATCTTCCTCCCGTTACAGGTCGGGGTGTACTTCCTCGCGGCCCGCTCGCTTGTTCTCGCCGCCCTGCTCACACTCGCTCTCGCGGCCGCCCTCACCGCAGTCGCCGTAGCAAAGCGGCTCGGCCTCGAAGAGCTTCTCCAGAAACTCCCGCTTCTCCTCGTCTTGGTGCTGGTCGGAGCCGGCCTCCTCTACCTCGCCGGCGATTCACCCTGGAAGAGGGACGCGGTCGGCTTCGAGTTCTTCGGCACGTTCTTCATCGTCATCGCCGTGGTCTCCGTCTTGGGGAACCTCTACCAACCGCTCGCCGCCGCCTACCAGACTCTCACCCTGAAAATTCCGGTCCGGGACCTCGCCCTCGCGGCCGCGGGGCTCCTCGTTGCACTCGCACTGGTCGCGGTGAGCCAGGTGCTTGATCGGTCAGCAGCCGTCGTTCTCGCCTTCACGCTCGCGGGCGGTTACGCCGCCCTCGTCGTCGCCGAGCACGTGGCCTGGATGCGGGCGAACCCGGCCCGGGGCCTGGACGAGGACACGCCGGATGCGACGAAACCGGAAAGCGACAGGCACCGCGTCCGCGTGCTCGCAAGCGGCCTCGTGACTGGGTTTTCCTACGGGCTCTTTGTCGTTCTCGTCATTTGGCCGCCACAGCGGGCACCGTGGACCGATCCCTCGGCGCTCTCAGGAGGGCTCCTCGACGGCACCGCCGTCGTTCGGCTCTGGTGTGTGGTGTTCTTCTCTCTCGGCCTGTTCGGCATGAACGCCACACTGGGTTCGCTCCGCTTGCCACGCCAGAAGGGCGTGTCTTACCGGCTCCCCTGGGACGCTCTGGTCGTGTTCCTGACCTACCCCAACACGACGCACCCGCTCTCTTACCGGATCGGCGCGAAGTGGTTGAGGCCGCTGGGGGTGAGGCTCGCTCTTACCGGCCTCGTGCTCTCGACCTCGACGACCGCCCTCCTGGTTTCCGTCAGGAAGCCCGACGGCGCGGCACACTCTCCCAAAGCAGTCGCCGTCGCACCGCCAGCGCATGGGGTGAGCTACCCACGTCCGCTCTCCGCCCCAGATAGGCTCTCACCGTACGAGAGATGGCACTCCGATCGTGACAGCGTCCCAGCCGTTTCAGCCGCGAACCCCGGCCCGGAGCGGGTCCAGCCGCCCGCAGAGGTAGAGTCCGGCTCCTCGTCCGCCGGGGCCTTCGTCGTCTGTGTTTTGATCCTTCTTCTGTTCCCGCCCTCACTCGTCTACGCGATGGTCTTCACGCTCGGGATGTTGGCGCTCCCGCGCTACCACCACCGCTACGAGGCTCTCCCCAGCAGCGAACCGGCCAAGTGACATCGCCCGCGCCAAGCTTGTTCTCTGTTTCCTGCTTCACTCACAACCTCTTCAAGGAGCCCGACATGACCAGTAGAGAAATCGAAGCGGCCCTGGCAATCCACCCCGAACGCCTCCGAGCCATCCTGCATCAACTCCACGACGGTGGCCGCCCGCCGACGCCGTGGGACGTAAAGGTCGAGCGGCTGTTAAACGGCCTCCGTGACCCGCACCTCTACATCGGCAGGACGGTCCGCGACGGCATCCCATGGCTGCTAGCTCTGGAACTGCTCGCGTCGCACGGCCACATAATCGGCGGCAGCGGGACGGGGAAGACAGCGCTCTGTCTCACGCCGCTCGCCCTTCAACTCATCGCCCGGGGTGATGCGTCGGTCGTAGTCCTTGATGCCAAGGGAGACCGCTCCCTTTTCTGGAGTTCATTCATCGAGGCCGCACGAACCGGGCTTCCGTTTCGATGGTTCACCATCGAGCCGGGGTGCGCGAGCTTCTCCTTCAATCCGCTCACCCAGACCTATGACCAGGATCGCACCTTGAATGCGAGCGCGCAGAGCGAGCTTGCATCATTGAGTCTCGATCACGGCGACGAGTACGGTGCAAGCTGGTACACGGCTGGACATCTCGAAATCATAACCGCCTTTTTCGAGAGGTTCCCTGACATCCGCTCTTACGCCGACTTCTTGCGGTACGCCGAAGAGCCTGGCAGTTACATCGCTACGAACACCGACATGGATAGCGCGCGGCACCTCCGAATGGTGCTGCGGCAACTCGCCGCGATAGCGCCGCTCAACATCAGCGAGTCATCCCGGCCGGCCGCGCGTCCGGAAGTTCTACGGAACGGGATCGATCTCGCTGATGTCGTCACCAGGAAACAGGTGGTTTACTTCAATCTGCCTTCGTTGGAGGAGAGGATCACGGCGAAGAGCGTGATGAGGCACGCCATGTTCGGCGTGGTGCAGGCGGCCAAGACGGTCAGTCGTACTCGCAAACTGGTACCGGTCTACCTGATCGTTGACGAGGCCCAGCAGGTGCTCAGCCAGCACACCAAGATCCTCCTCGAAATGGCCCGATCGATGGGCGTGCACCTGATCCTCTCCCACCAATCTGTCGATCAACTCCGGACCGCACACTGGGACATCGCGAGCGTCGTCGAAGGTTCGACCACGTTCAAGCTGAACTTCGAGGCGAGCTCGCTTGCGGCACTACAGAGCATGATCGCGTACGGCGGCGAGGAGCGCGTGCCGACTCTCTCCTACACACAACGGCTCCACCCCGGATTCAAGGAAAACGACGACGACGCCTTCTCACCACGCCTGGCTCACCCGCGGGGCGAGTTCGAGCCGCCGCTCGCTACGGTCGGAGAAACGTATCGGCCCGTGCTGACGGCGCAACAGATTCTCGCCGTCAGCGCCCACCCGCTCCGGGCGTTTGCTCGCTCCCGCAGTGACGGCGGCCTCACCCAGTATGCCGGGAAGTGGGTCGAAATCGAGTGCGAATTCCCGATCACCAAAGACGAGTACAACCAGCGCAACGAGACGCCGATCCCAGCGGAACACCCACTCTGCATCACGGTGGAGTCTGGTCGTAAAGTCCCACGGCACGCCCCACTCACGAACAAGCCACTTCCTGTTCAGTCACCGCCTCCCTCAGTGGACCAGGCCATCGCCGCGCGCCTGAAGGCACTTCGTAACTCGATCCGCGGGAAGCCCTCTGATCCACTCGCGGAGGAGTGACCTTGCCGCTTGCGAGTGAAGTCACGACCTGGGAAGAGCGAGACGCCTCAAGGACTGGCGGCAACGAATCACCACGGTTCCGGTCTCGGGTGCGAACGAACGCCGAGCCGGAACGCTTCAAGCAGCGACTTGAGAAGCTCGGCCTCTTCGCGCTCGTGGAGAGCATCGAGCGGTATGAGACGAACTGGCACTGGAGCGGGACCGGGCAGGGCTATGAGATCCTCTGGCGGGACGGGACGACCTTCGCCGACCTCCTCCCTCTGGCCCGACTGTGAGCCGGAGGCGGAGTTCCGCTTCCTTCCGCCTGTGGAACCTTAAGCCGATCCCAACGTAACTTCTTTCCACGCAGCAACACGGCCGCCAGCGGCGGAGAGAGTGGGCGACAGCTATGACCCCGCCGAACGACGAACTACTCGTCCGGTTACAGAAGATCGAGACGCTCCTTTCTGCGCTCGTTGAGCAGCGCACGGTAAAGGAGTGGTACTCGACTGCGGAGCTAGCAACACTTCTCGGACGGGCCGAGTTCACCGTCAGGGAGTGGTGCCGACTCGGCCGCGTCCGGGCCGAGAAGAAAAAGTGCGGTCGGGGGCCTGCGAGTGAGTGGATCGTCAGCCACGAGGAACTCACTCGCGTGCGGAACGAGGGGCTTCTTCCGGACGCCCGTTCACCCCGCCCGCTCACGTAAGCTCCCACTGGTCTTGTACTTCATTTCGCCCGACACACCTCTTTCCCTCTGAAAAAAATCGCTTCGCTACCGACATCGACTTCGCAGCGTCGGAAGTGCGATACTAGGACTGAATGCGTAGACGAACTGGCCGTTATGGCCACCGCGGCGAGAGACTGCGGAGTCACCGCACTGCGTGAGGGAGGATCCCCTTCGACACCGACCAAAGGCTGCCCCGCGCGACTACGAGCCCCTCAACTATGCAAGTCACCGCCCCGCCCGTGGGGGCGCGCAGTACACGCGGTATCAGCGTGGGGGTAAGGACGACTTGCTCCGCATCCGCGAAAAGGCCGACACGCAACGCGTCGTACTCAGCGTGTTCCTCGTTCAGCCCGGCGCGTCAAAGAGCCAGATGACTTCCGAGCAACTCGAACTTCTCGCCGTCACCGAGAACTACTTGATGGAAACCTTCTGCGTTCCCTTCGGCGTCATCACGAGCCCGTGACGCTCGGGCGAATCGGAATCGAAAGCGGCTCGCTTCATCCAAGTTCCTGCACCATCGGTTCGTCAGATACGTTTGGGGACAAAATGGGGACAGCACTGCCCCTCTAAATGCAGCACGGCTACAATGTGAGCGAAGCGCGGCTCCAGCCGAGAACGCGGTGATTGCCGGCGATTCAGCACAAAACCAGCGTGAGGACGATACGAAGCAAGCCTTGAGAAGGAAGCTTCGAATCCCTCCCTCTCCGTTCCTGCAAGATGGAAAGAGGCATTGCTCGAAAGCCCCTGGTGACCCAGGGGCCTTTTTCATACGTAGGGTGCCCTTCCAAGCCGGTCGTCCCTCTTTTGTCCAGGCTCGCCCAGGACCGCTCCCGGAACTCGGTTCGCGCGGCGGGGCGTGTGCCTTCTATCGTCCCGGAAATTCTTGCAGCCCCACTCGATGTCGAGTAACCTCGGGCGACCCCGAGGGTTACCGCCATGTCCGATTCCACGGGTACCCAGGCCGCCACCCCGCAGCAAGCGCAACGGTCCGCCGCCCTTTCCTCTCTCGCCGGCGGGGTGGACGCCGCCGACCGGTATCAGCTGCGCGACGAGATCGCCCGCGGCGGCATGGGCGTCGTCGTCCGCGGGTGGGACAACGTCCTCAAGCGCGAGGTCGCCGTCAAGCTCCTCCACCCGCAGTTGGTCGGATCGGCGGCCGAGCGGCAGTTCCTGGAGGAGGCGAACGTCACCGGCCAACTCCAGCACCCCGGCATCCCGCCGGTGTACGACCTCGGCACGTTCGCCGACGGCCGCTCGTTCCTCGCGATGAAGCTCGTCCGCGGCCGGACGCTCGCCGCGCTGTTGAAGGACAGCCCAGGCGACCGCGGCCGGTGGGTCGGGGTGTTCGAGGGGGTCTGCCAGGCGGTCGGGTACGCCCACCGCGAGGGGGTCGTCCACCGCGACCTGAAGCCGTCGAACGTCATGGTCGGGGAGTTCGGCGAAGTCCAGGTCATGGACTGGGGCCTCGCGAAGGTACTGGCCCGCGGCCGGGGCCAACCGGCCGCGGCGACCCCGCCCACGGCCGCGGTCGGTTCCGAGACGGCGTCGGACGGGTCGGCCACGACCGGGGAGTGGACGCCGGCCGGGGCGGAAGGGACCACGTTCGATTCCACGCGGGACGGGACCGTCCTCGGGTCGCCGGCGTACATGCCGCCGGAGCAGGCCCGCGGCGAGGTGGCGGGCGTGGGCGAGCGGAGCGACGTGTTCGGCCTCGGCGGCGTCCTGTGCGCGATCCTCACGGGGAAGCCGCCGTTCGCCGCGCAAACGCCGCAGGCGGCGCTCGAGCGGGCCGCCAGAGCAGACTTGGCCGACGCGGTCGGCCGGCTCGATCAATGTGGGGCCGACCCCGAGTTGGTCGCGCTGTGCAAGCGGTGCCTGGCGGCGGACCCCGCCGACCGGCCGGCGGACGGCGGGGAGGTGGCGGCGGCCGTGGCGGCGTTCCGACTGGCGACCGAGGAGCGGGCGCAGCGGGCCGAGCGGGACCGGCACGCGGCCGAAATCCGGGCGGCCGAGCAGGCCCGCCGGCGGCGGGCCGTCCAGCGGTGGGCCGGGGCGGTGGCCGCCGTCCTTGCCCTCGGCGTGGTCGGGACGGCGTTCGGCCTCGTGCGGGCCGACCGCGCCCGTCGGGCCGCCGTGACGGCGCGGGACAAGGCGGCCGCTGCCCGCGACCAGGCGCTCGACGCCCTCGACGCCGTCACGTCTGATACCGCACGGGACGCCCTAATCCGTCAGGCGGCAGTCACCCCGGAGCAGCAGAAGTTTCTGACGACCGTGCTCGACCGGTATCGGGCGCTCGCGGAGGAACAGGCCGACGACGAGGCCGCCCGGTGGCGGGTGGCAAAAGCCCGATTCCAAGTTGGGACGATCGAGTATCGACTCGGCCGACCGGCCCTCGCGGAGGAAGCATTCCGCATCAGCCGGGAAGAGCTTCGGCGGTTAGCGGAGGAGAACCCGGATCGTCTGGAGTACCGTAGTCTACTCGGTCGGTCGGCGGGCAACTTGGCCATCGTCCTGCTCGACGCCCGTCGATCGGCGGAGGCGGAGGTCGTACTCCAGGAGGGATTGCCCGTCTGGGACCGGATGGTGGCGGAAGCCCCGGACGACCCGAAACCGACTTGGGGGCGGGCCAAGACCCGGACGCTGCTCGCCCGCGCGTTGGGCGACCTCAACCGACGGGACGCCGCGGTGGCCGCCTTCCGCTCGGCCGACTCGGAGCTGAGCGGAGCGTCTGCGTCAAACAAGGCCGACTACCGTATCGAGCGGGGGGTAAACCTGTCCAACTTCGCGAACGTGCTCGTCCGGTTCGGCCGGGCGGCCGAGGCCGAGGCCGAGGCCGGGAAGGCGGTCGCCGTGCTTCAGGCGCTCGTCGCCGAACAGCCCGAGGCTGCCATCCCCCGGTCGATGCTGGCGGAAGCCGTATTCGCCTGCGGTGCGGTCCGGCTGGCCCTCGGGCGGTCGGCGGACGCGGTAGCCGACTTTCAGATGGTAGCGGCCGCCCGCGAGCGGCTCGCCGCTGACTTCCCCGCGGACCCCCTCCACCGGCAGCAGCTGGCCGCGGCACAAAATGAGACCGGGCGGGCGCACGCGCTCGGCGGGCGGTTGCCGGCCGCCGAGGCCCCGTTTCGGGCCGCCGTCGCCACCGCCGAGCGACTAGCCGCCGACCACCCAACCAGAGACGAGTACCGACAGGATGTGGCCAAGTACCACAGTAACCTCGGCCAACTGTTGGTTCAACTGAACCGACCGGCCGAGGCCGAACCACTCCTCCAGGCGGTAGCCGCGGTCCGTCAGGCGGCGCTGTCGGCGAACCCGGCGTCCGTGCCGGCGCTCATTTCGTTCGCCGAGATTCAGAGCATCCTCGGCCAGTGCCATCGGGGGCTGCGGCGGTACGATCGGGCGGAGGCAGCGTACCGGGCGGCCCTGGACGCGGCCGAAAAGGTGGCGGCCGCCCGGCCCGCCGATCCGGGGTCGGTCGTGCGGGTGGCGGGGCTGCTCAGCAACCTCGGGGTGCTGCTCTCCGCCACCGGCCGCCACGCCGAGGCCGTCGCGCTCTTTACCCGGTCGGCCGACGCCCTCGCCCCGGCGTTCGCGACCGCCCCCAACGATCTGACTGTCCGGATCTACCTGCGGAACGCGAACGGGAATCGGGCGGAGGCGCTCGGCAAACTCGGCCGGCACGCCGACGCCCTGCCCGCGTGGGACCGGGCGCTGGAACTGGCGTCCCCGGCCGAGGTGCCGAGGATTCGCACCTTCCGGGCCTACGCCCGCGTACGGGCCGGCCGGTCGGCCGACGCCGTCGCCGAGACGAACGATCTCGCCGCCGACCCGCGCTGCCCGGCCGACCGGCTGTACGCCTTGGGGTGTGTTGTCGCCCTGGCGGCGGCCGCCGACCCGGCCCGCCGGGACGAGTACGCCGGCCGCGCGGTCGAGTTGCTCCGACGGGCGAAGGTGGGCGGGTTCTCGGACCTGGCGCGCATGGCGGCCGACGACGACCTGGCCGTGCTCCGCGACCGGCCCGACTTCCGGTCGTTGACCGCGAGGCGAGAACCCGCCCCGCCGCCGCGCGAACCCGTGCCCGACGGGAAGTAACAATTTCCTCCGGCGCGCGCCGGTTTCCGGGACCACGGGTTCCGCGCGCAGGCCCGGCAGTGGAACCGTGCCGCGACTTCGCCGCCGGTCCACCCCGCGCTCGTCGCCGGTGAAGCAGATCATCGACCGCGTCTTCGTTGTCGGCGGGGACGGTCGGTGTTCAAATGGTGGCCCGTCACAGGCCCAGGGGTTATCCGTACCACATCCCCATCACGACCGGCTTCGCGGGTGGTTCCGCCGCACGGACGCCCCGGCCCCGGACGACGCCGCCCCGATGACTTTCGCGAACGTGAGCCGCGGCTCGCAGGAATGACTTCGGGCCACAAAAGATGCAAGCCGCAACAAGTTGCGGCTCGGTGTAGCGACGGGACTATTTGTTCAGTACACCCGGAGGGATTCGAACCCCCAACCCTCGGTTCCGAAGACCATGTTAACTGATTTTTTGTGCGTTAGCATGAATAAAAAGCAGCGTGCCATCTTCATGACTTTTGGCACGTATTCATCGCGTTCAACGGTCGCGGTACACCCTCCGGAACACCCTGACCGGTCAAGGTCTTGATGATCTCGACGCAGAGGCGGAGGTTGTTTTCCAGTTCCTCTCGGCTTAGTGTTCGCAGTTCGTCCCCAGCCCCGCCGTCGCCAATGAGCGGGAGCTTGCCCACCGATTCGGCCAGTTGTCCTTCCCCCACATGGGTGTAGACCGCGAGCGTCAGGGTCGGGTCCGAGTGGCGGGCCAACAACTGAAGCTCCTTCACGCCGATCTTCGCGGCCGCGAGGCACGAGACGAACGTGTGCCGCAGGGCGTGGAAGTCGAGGCACTTGACGCCCTCGGCCGTCTGCACCTTGTACGCGACGCCGGCGGCCCGGAGGTCGGCCCGCAGCATCTTCACCGGCTGAAACCGCCACGTCCCCGGCCAAAGCGGACCGTCCTCCTTCCCGGCGAGGTACTCCCGGAACTGTTGGGCGACGTTGGGCGGTATCGGCTGCCGGACCAACTTTCGGTTCTTCTTCCGCGGGTCGCCGGGCAGGACGACCACCGGGGGCCGGTCGTCGATCGCTAGGTGGCACTTCGAGAGCCGCGCCAGTTCCGACGCCCGGAACCCGGTTGAGAAGCCGAGCAGGTAGACGTGGTATCGGTCCGCCCCGCTCAGGCCCCGCCACTCCTCCTTCGAGTTGCGGGCCGCCAGCAACAGGGCCGCCAGCTCCGCCGGCGTCCCGACCCGCCGGAGGTGGACGCGGTTGGCCTTCGGGTCGAAGCCCACCACGTCATCGAACAGGTCGGCGCGGACCGGGAGCCGCTTCCGGACTGAGAGCCACCACACGAACCGCTTCGCGGCCTTCCGGTAGAAGTCGGCGCTCTGGTGGCTGAACCCGCCGTCCTTCCGGGGCAGCGAGACCCGTTCCAGGAGCCACCGGGCCAGGGCCTTCGGCGCGGCCGCGTTGAGGTTCGAGCAGGTGACGAACTTGCATGCGTCCAGCATCGTGCGGACGCGCTGCAGGTTCAGGTCAACTTGTTCGGGCGACGGGAGCCGGGACTTGCCCCGCACCTTGCTGCCCAGACCGACGGCCATGTCCTCGCCGAACTCCGGCAGCAGCGCGGCGAGTTGCTTCGCCCCGCCGTTCCGCTCGGGAAGGTCGTGGATGCCCCGTTCCGCGTCGGACACCATCTTCGCCAACATCGCCTCGGCCACCCGCCGGTCGGCCGACAGCGGGAACCCCTTCTTCGGCGGGAAGCCGGGGACGCCGCGGCCGTACCATTTCCGGGTCTTGACGTTGAACTTCCGCGCCCCCGGCGCGGCCTTGTCGCACCGGCGGCCGGCCGCGTCCCGGTAAATCGTCTTCGTGATCTTGATGAGCGACGGCATTTCTCACCTGCGCGCCTTGACGGAACTTCCCCACCCCGGCCATAACGAATCGGCAAAAATTACAACCGGACACTTTGACAGCTTACTGTACGGCTGTATATCTTTCAAACGGTGCTGCCAATCCGTGTCCTTCTTGGAGCCTGACATGCCTCTTCAACCCCACGCGAAGATCCGGGACGGCCGGGTCGAGATCGTCGGCCAGTTGCCGATCCTGCAGGACGTGCAATCCCCGATGCCGCCGCCAACGCCGACGAGCGCCAGGGACAAGGCCACCCACTCCCCCGACTTCACGTCCGTGAACTGGTTCGGAACCCAGTACGCCTTCAGCCCGACGCAGCGGGCGATCGTGGCGGTGCTGTGGCGGGCCTGGGTCGATGGGTACGAGTGGGTCCACCAAGACACCCTCCTGGAGAACGCGGACTCGATGTGCGGCCGGCTTCAATCGGTGTTCAAGGGGCACCCGGCCTGGCGGACGATGATCGTTTCGAGCGACGCCTTTCCGGGGCAGCCGCTGGGGGCCTACAAGTTGAACGCCCCGACGTGAGGCCGGACGCCGAGCTATCGCCTACGAGCGGCCCCGGAGGAACCGGGGTTTTTTCATTCCTTCTCGACGGCGGGCGGCTTGGGGTCGCCCTTCAGATACTTGCTCAACTTGTCCCTGGCCGCGCCGTAGAATACGACGGCCAGCACGATCAGGAAGACGGCGAGGCAACCGCCGATCGTCCCGTTGAACCCCTTCTCGAGACTCGATTCTTCCTTCGGGTCTTTCGCTTCCATCACAGTCACCCTCAGCAGCACCGTCGGGGGCGGAACACCGGACCGCTTATCATTCGAGCGTGCCGAGTGCGGCGCGTCACTTGTCCTTCTTGGCGTTCTCGCGGGCGCGGATCGCCTCCCTGATGAGCAAGTTCGCGTGGTACGAGAGGCTATTTTTCTTGCCGATGTCGGGCAGGGCCGCAAGCAGGTCGTACACGTCGCGATCCAACGTGACGCGAACCTGGGCGGCGGATGGCTTCGGTTCGGCGGGCGGCTTCTTCTTTCCCATGGCCAGAATTGAACGGACGGCGCGGGAAGGTGCAAGCCGAATCAGTGAAGATTTCGGGCTGGAATCGGCTGTGACGGCCGAGGATGGGCTGAGTTAGCCCGTTTCAGGCTAAAGTAGCCCGCGTCAGGCTGCCGATGGGTAATAGTGTCAGGGCAATCGCAACGAGCGACGAGAACCGAGGTGATGGGATGCGGGCCGCGAAGAAGATCACCGTGAAGCAGATGCGGGCGATGATCCGGGAGTACACCGACGGGAAAACCCGGTCCCTTCCGACGATCCGCCGGTGGCTTCAGAGCGGCGTCCACCTCGACGCGACGAACGAGCTTGTCACCTTGCCCTCGACGACCTGCCCCACAACCGGCACGCGGGAGATCCTGTACGCGGACGCCGTGGCCTTCTGCGAGAAGGTGTTCGGCAAGAAAGGCAAGGTGGCGAGTGGGCAAGGCGGTTGAACTGCTCCGGGAGATTCGAGACGCCCTCGCCGCGCCGAAGAAGTTGCTGCTGACGGCTCGGGAGGCTTCCCAACTCCTGGGTATCTGCGTCGCGTCATTGCACGCCGGGGAGAATTCGGGCCGGATGCCGGCCGCCGTCGAGACCGTCGGAGGCCCCCGGTGGCGGAGAGAGGAATTAGAGCAATGGGTTCGATCGCTGAAGCCTCGAAGGAAGAAACGCCCGCGGAACCCCTGGGGCGCGAAAGGCCAACCAAAGACGGTCGAATCCGCGACAGCCTGATCCGGGAACTGGCCCGGCTACCCGATCCCCCGATGGCCGACGAATTGCGGCGGGCTTACCTCCGGGAACTGGTCGCGCATCACGGGCGGCAGCCGAACAAGCTGGCCCCGATACTCGGGGTGTCGTTGAAGACGGTTTACAACTGGCTCCACGAACTGGAGGCGAAAGGTGAGTATCCCGTCGTCGAGCCGACCGCTGCTGTTGGGTGGGGAATGTAAGCCGGCGAAGTCGCCGCCACCGCCCGATCCGCTGGACGAGATCATCGGCCAGTGCGAGCGGTTCAAGTGGCTGGCGAACACGCTGGCCTAGATGGAGAACCGACACCGGGCGGCGGCGCTCCTGCGGTTCATGGTGGACGAGCTGGAAGACTACGCCCGGAAGCTGTTCGACTTCCCGGACGCGACCGCCGACGACGTGCGGCTGTGCGTCCAGTACGGGTGCGATCCCTCGGAACTACCGAGGTGGTGACAGCAAACACAAGCCAGTCACGGCTTGGCCTGGTGCGGCCGGACCTGGCTCGGCGGGGTGTGGCAGGGCGCGGCGGGGTATGGCAGGGCGTGGCTGGGTGTGGCTCGGCGCGGCTTGGCCTGGCCGGTCGAGGCGCGGCAAGGCTTTTCCACAAAGGAGTATGTATGAGCAGCAAGACGACGGCGAGAAGCGGCGCGGCCAAGTCGCGGGCCGAAAAAGGCACGCGGGGCATCGTGACTCGGTCCGTGTCGATCGATGGCATCACCGACGTGATGTTCGACCGGTACCCCGGCGACAACCAAACGGTACTGGAAGCATGGCAAAAGCTCTATTTCGACCCGGCGAACGATCGACACCTCGTGTTGCCTTCGCAGAATCTCATGTCGTTTCTATCGGCCCAGAACACGGATTCCGCGCCGAAGCGACTCCTGGACGCGAGGACGTACAAGAAGACAGCCCTGGCGTGCCTGTCGTTCGTGACCATCGGGCCGGCGTACATCCCGTTCCTCCGGGACGGTAAGCCCGTGGCGTTCGGCCGGTTCGAGGGCGACCGCGACCCGGAATCCGGCGTCTATATCCATCGCAGCGTAGCGCGGCTGGAGAAGGGGATCCCGAACCCGAAGGTCCGGCCGGTGCTGCCGCTGCCGTGGTCGCTGGCGTTCACCATCACGATCTACCCGAACCCGCACCTGCAAGAACAGCAGCTCATCAACATCTTCGAGGGCGGCGGGATCGCCCTCGGCATCGGGACCTTCCGCGGGCAGTTCGGCAAGTTCCGAGTTGCATCGTGGGAATGATGCAGGGCGCGTCGCGGCTCGGTACGGCGTGGCCGGGTAGGGCGGGGCACGGCCCGGCATGGCGAGGCCGCGCATGGCGCGGCAAGGCGATGCATGGCGTGGCGAGGCTCCTTATTTCAGGGACCAATACGAGGTTGCAGATGATTAAGACCTACGCGCACCACGCCCCCTCAGCATACGGCTTGGAAGCGATCCGCTGTATCCGAGAAGCCTTCTCGGAACTGCATGAGAAGATCGAAGCCGCTTGCCCGGCCTCGCGCGAGCGGAGTGTCGCACTCACGGAGTTGGAAACCTCCGCGATGTGGGCGATCAAGAGCATTGTTCTGAACGACCCGGATTCCGAGATCACGAAGTAGTTCAGCTTGCGGGGTGGAGAAGAGGTATCTCGCCAGGCTCATAACCTGGAGGTCGCCGGTTCGACCCCGGCCCCCGCAACTTCCCGCGCATCGCGGGGATCAAGAGGTGAGTGATGAAGCGATTCTTGTTGCGGGCCGCGTGCGCGGCCCTGGTGGTGTGCTGCGCCCTCTCGGACGCGCAGGCCGGCCCCCTGAAGCGGCTGCTCGCCGGGCGGCGGTCGTGTGACGGCCCTGCCCCCCGGCGAATTGCCGAGGTCCGGGCGGAGCGACGCGGCGAATCCCCGTCGTGTTCCACCGGGACCGTGACGTTCCGGCAGGTCGCTAGCGTGGCGGTGCTGCCGGTGGCGAAGTTCACGAACGGCGCGCCGGCGGTCCGGGCGGTCGAGATCCCCGTGACCCTACCGTCGGCCCAGGCCGCGACATTCGACTTCGCAAGCGAGTTCAAGTCCGCGCCGGCGTCGTGCGTGGACTGCCACAAGCAGCCTCAACCGTCTTCCTCGCCACCGCGGTTCTTCCGCGGGCGGCGGTAACCGACCTCCCGGCCCGTGGTGGGGTGCGTTGCCCCAGGGTGTTCGAGGTGACGGATGCCCGCGGAGACCACGGGCCGGGAGGATTCACCCGTGATCGATTCGAACAAGGTCGAGTTAATCGTCGTCGCCCTGGGCCTGCTCGTGGTCGCGCTACTCGCGGCCCTCGGCGGCCCCGGCGACGGCCCGGACGAGTCCGAAACAACCCCGGCCGGGGGCGGTCATGTTCCCGTTCCGCCCGCCGCTGCTCTTGGAGTTGGGCAGTGGCACACCGGCCGGGGTTTCTGAACAAGGGGGTTCGTCATGTTGGACACGCTGAACAAGTGCCGGCTCGAAACGCTCTGCGACGCGAAGGGCTGCCGAATGGTGGACGCCCTGGAGGTGGTGAAGGCCGTGTTCGCCAAGTTCCGCACCGTCGATGCCATGCGGAACGGGGCGAAGGTGGACGGCCAGGACCACAACACGGTCAGCTACGCCCGGAAGGTCTGTTCGCAGAAGAACCTCCCGTCGGCCGTGGAGGACGCGGTGTGGGCGTTCTTCACGGACTGAAACAGTCAAACACCAAGAGGTTGACGATGGAAGGTTTCGCATACGTCCTTCGCTCGTGCCCGGCGAGCATGGTCGCACAGAACAATTTCAAGTGGCCTGAAAGCGGCCGGGCCGAGTGCCCGGACTGGAACCCGAAGCCCGAATGCGGGAACGGTCTGCACGGTCTACTTTGGGGTATCGGCGACTGGTCTCTCTCCCATCTCTCCGATCCGACCGCGAAATGGCTCGTCGTCGAGGTGAAGATGGCCGAAGTCGTTGATCTCGTGGACAAGGTCAAGTTCCCGTCCGGCAACGTCGTCTACTGCGGCGGGTTGCCGGGCGCGCAGTCTTTGATTGCAGAAAAGCGTCTGCTTCATTTGGCATCGACCGCGGGCGAACAGGCTCCGGCATCGACCACGGGCTACAAGGCTCCGGCATCGACCACGGGCGAACATTCGGTGGCCTGCTGTCTCAAACAACACGCAGTCGCGAAGTGTGGTCCGAACGGCTCCATCATTCTGTCTTGCTGGGACGGCACGCGACTTCGGCATGTCGTCGCTTACGCGGGCGAGAACGGTATTGAGCCTGGCGTTTGGTACGAGTTGTCCCAATCAGGGCAGGTCGTTAAGGCTGCGGACCAAAACCCTTTGTCGGATTGAATCTTGGCTCTGGCGGCGGCCCCCTCGCCGCCCCCGACTCCGCCGGGCGGTCGCGCGTAGGAGTGAGCGCGGCGTGGGTTCGACTCCCGCGGGTCGGGTTTCTTTGGCCGGCGGGAACCCCGTGCGATGCAGGCTTCCGAATCGGACGTGTTGCTCGAAAACGAGGAGCGGATCCGCCGGCTGGTCGCGTGCGTGTTGCAAGGGTCCACGCTCAACCACCTGGAATCGTTCGACGACCTGATGCAAGTCGGGCGGATGGGCTGCTTGGAGGCGTGGCGGAAGTACAACCCCGACCTCGGCAAGACGTTCTGGAACTACGCGAACCAGCGGGTGTACGGCGCGGTCGTCGATCACCTGGGGACGTGCGGGCTGGTGAAGCGGAAACACAGGCGGGCGGGCCGTGAACTGCCCGTCGTATTCGCCAAGCTCGCGGACGAGAAGGGCCAGATGGGCCAGTACGAGCCGTCGTACACCGTCGCCCTCGGCGAGGAGTCGGACTTCGACGAGTTCTTGGGGTTGGCGTTGCTCCGCAGCCTATCGCGGACGGAGCGGGAGATCCTTGCCGATTATTTCGTGGCCGGCCGGCTGATGAAGGAGATTGGCGCGGCCCGCGGGGTGAGCGAGTCGCGGATTTCGAACATCGTCCAACGTGTGCTGAGGCAGTTGCGAGAGGAGGCCAATGGTGAACCGGCAAGCGTTTCTTGAAGACCGCCGCAAGGGAATAGGGAGCAGCGACGTTGCCAAGGTTCTGGGGCTGTCCCGGTTCGGCACGGCCCTGGACGTGTACCTGAGCAAGGTCCGGCCGGCCGACGCCACGGAGATGACTACGCATCAGGAGTGGGGCGTTCGTGCGGAACCGATGATCGCGGCCGCGATCTGCGACCACCACGGGTGGACGTTGAACAAGATTCCGACCGTCATTCACCGCGAGCATCGGTTCCTGCGGGCGTCCCCGGACCGGCTGAATCAATCGGGCGAGGCTGTCGAGATCAAGACCACGGCCCGCGCCGACGGGTGGGGCGAGCCGGAGACGGACGAGGTCCCCGAAGACTACTGGCTTCAGGCCCAGCACCAGCTTGAAGTTCTCCATGAGACCTACGGCACGGAAGTGTGCTGGGTGTTCGTGCTGGTCGGCGGCTCGGACTTCCGCCGCTACCGCGTGCCCCGCGACCCCGGCTACCTGGACACGGTGTTCGACCCGCTCCGGGAGTTCTGGCGGTGCGTCGAGGAGGAGACCCCGCCGCCGCCGGACTGGTCGCACCGGTCAACGCTTGATGCCTTGCAGAAGCTGCACACGCCGATCAAGGGCCGGGCCGTGTCGCTCGACGACGAGGCTCAGCGGCTGGCCGACCGGTACTCGGCCCTCGGCGACGAGATTTCCGGGCTGAAGGACCAGCGGGACGAGGTGAAGGCCCGGCTCGTCGCGGCCCTCGAAGACGCGGAAACCGGGATGCTGCCCGACGGTCGGCTCGTCGCCCGGAAGGAAGTTCACCGCAAAGAGTACACGGTCCAGGCCACCAGTTACTTTGACCTACGAATCAGGAAAGGATGGGCATCGTGAGCCAAGCCATCACGGAGATCGAGGACACCGGGTCGATGTTGCCGGGGTTCCTCCCGGCGGCCCAGACCGTCAACCACCAGATCCAGCTCGCCGCGGCGCTCCTGGACAAGCGGATCGCGACGGCCCGGAGCTTCCCGCGGTCGATCGCCCGGTTCAAGGGCGAGGCGACGGAGCTGCTGAAGACGGACATCGACACCGCCCGCAGCGCCGAGTACGCGAAGCCGGTCGGCGGCGGGAAGGTCGTCGGTCCGTCCGTCCGCCTCGCGGAGCTGGTCGCGATGTGCTGGCAGAACCTGGACATCACCGTCGAGGAGCCGGTCGCCACGGAGAAGACGGTCAGCGCGAAGGCGTCCGCCTGGGACCTGCAACGCAACCTGCGGCAGGAAGCGGTCGTCACCACGTCGATCCTGAACAAGAACGGCAACCGCTACCCGCAGCACCTGATCGAGACGGCGGGCATGGCGTGCCAGGCGAAGGCCCGGCGGAACGCGATCCTGGCCGTCATCCCGCGGGCGTACATCAACGACCTTCTCGAAGTAGCCCGCGAGGTCGTGAAGGGCAATCAGGAACCGCTCGAAGTGACGCGGAAGAAGATGCTGGAGTTCTTCTCCCGCAGCTACAAGGTCAGCGAGGAACAGATCTGCAAGGCCCTGGACGTGGCCGGCGTGGACGACATCACGCAAAAGGGCATCGACGACCTGCGGTTGATCGCCAACGGGCTGAAGGAGGGCGAGCCGTTGGAGGCGTTCTTCGAGCCGCAGACCACGTCCCGACTCGATGGCGTGAAGCAGAAGATCCAGGACCGCCGCGGCAAGGGCGGTGACAAGCCGGCCGAGAAGAAGCCCGCGGACAAGCCGCCGGAATCGCCGACGGAGCAGCCGGGCGGCGGGAAGCTGTTCGGCGACGGCCCAGAGAAGACGGACATGGACGCAATCAGGAGGTAGCCATGCCCATCAAGCCGGAGAACCGGGCGAAGTACCCGGCCGACTGGAAGGAGATCCGCGAACGGATTCGGCAGCGGGCCGGGAACTGTTGCGAGTTCTGCGGGATCGGGAATCACCTGATCGGCTATCGCATATACGGCGGCAGCTTCCGCCGCCTACGCGACGTGAAGCCGGGGACGATGTTAGAAACGCAAGGCGGGCTGCGGGTGAAGGCTTTCCGGATCGTCTGTACTGTGGCCCACCTGAACCACACGCTGGAAGACCACCGGGACGAGGTGTTGGCGTTCCTGTGCCAACGGTGTCACCTGGCCCACGACGCCCCGCAGCACGCGGAATCGAGGCGAAAGAACCGAGCGAAGGGGGGGAAGGCGAATGTTAAAGTGTGACGAGATCGCAGACCCGAATAGCTGCCTCAACAAGGCGAAGGACGACGAGCGTATCTTCGTCCTGCTCGCCCGCGACCCGGCAGCACCCGCGGCGATCCGGGCGTGGATCGGCGAGCGGCTCCGGACTGGCAAGAACCAACTGAACGACCCGAAGATTCTGGAGGCTCAGATCTGCGCCCACCATATGAGTACGGCCAGCGGTGCGGTGTCGCTCGACGAGCTTCGCCGCCTCATCAAAGACCAGCAGGAATTGATCTACAGCATGGGCGAGCAGATCAAGAAGCAAAGCGAACTGCTATCCAAGAAGGCCGAAGGAGCGCAGATCCGTGCCTGACGCCACCCCGCACGCCGACCCTCGCGTCCACGGCCCCGCGATCTGCCCTCGCGCCCCGAAGGGCTGCGAGGCGTGCAGCGGGCAACACCACTGGCTGGAAGCGTTCTGCGATAGCCCTGAAGACGACTTCGACCCGGAAGACAACGCCCGTGAACGAGCCGTCCGCCTTTGGGACAAGCAACACGGCACTGACCATTCCGGTACGGGGCACTACGGGTGCAAGCACTGCGACACCTGGGCGGAGTCTGACTTCGTTGAGGAGCTGATTGAAGCTGATGACGAGGGCGACGAGGGTTTCGAGTGTTGGTGCGGGGCTTCTGGGCCAATTGGCGAGATGCTCGACGACAGCGGACTTGAACTGAACTGCGGCGGGACAGGTTCGCTGAACTGTGAATGCGGAGGCGATTTCTGCGTCTGCCATTATCACGGTTCGACGGAGTGCCCCGGCTGCGAGGACTGCGAACAGGACGACGACGGCTTCGACGAGGACTATCAGGGGGAGGACGACGGGTGAGTATCAGAACAATCACGATTCACGATCGCTGCCAGAAGTGCAACCGCACCCTACGCAGCATCCAAGAGGGCGAGCGAGGCAAGTGCGCCGCGTGCTGGGTGTTGGAGATGCCGGCCGACACGATCGGCTCGCTGACGAGGCTGATCGCCACGGCGCTCAAGTCGTCCACCCAGGCCGAGCGGGACTCGGCCGTGCAGGACGCGATGGAGAAGATCAAGCGGGACGAGCTGCAGGCGCAGCCGCCCGAACCGGAAATCCAGCGGCTGGCGGACGACGGCTGCCCGCTCGCGAACACGCACTCTTAATTCGGTGCATAGATGAAACGGTTGATCGTGACAGATCTGTTTTGCGGTGCGGGCGGCACGTCCACGGGCGTGAGCCAGTTCGCCGAGGCGTCGGGGCGGAAGCTCGAACTGGTGGCCGTGAACCACTGGGAGCGGGCGGTCGAGACGCACGCGGCGAACCACCCGCGGGCCGCCCACTTCTGCCAGGACCTGACCCGGCTGAAGCCGGGCGAGGCGGTTCCGGGCGGGAAGCTCGATCTGCTCGTGGCGTCGCCGGAATGCACGCACCACAGCAACGCCCGTGGCGGGAAGCCGAAGAACGACCAGTCGCGGGCCTCGGCCTGGGTAGTCCTGGAGTGGGTGACGGCGCTGAAGGTGGACCGCGTCCTGATCGAGAACGTCCCGGAGTTCGTTTCGTGGGGTCCGCTCGGATCGGACGGGAAGGCGCTCGCCAGCAAGAAGGGCGAGATTTTCAAGACGTTCATCCGCGCCCTGGAGGCCGCCGGCTACCGGGTCGAGTGGCGGGTTCTGAACGCGGCCGACTTCGGCGCGGCAACGTCCCGACGGCGGTTATTCATCCAGGCCGTGCGGGGCCGGCGGAAGATCGCGTGGCCGACGCCGACGCACAGCCGCGACGTGCGGGCGAACCTGTTCGGCACGCTCCCGCGGTGGCGGGCGGCACGGGAGATCATCGACTGGCCGATCCTCGGCGAGAGCATCTTCGCCCGGAAGCGGCCGCTGTCGGAGAACACGCTGAAGCGGATCGAGGCCGGGTTGAAGAAGTTCGGCGGCGCGGCGGCGGAACCGTTCCTAGTCGCGATGAACTACCTCAAGAGCCGGGAACATGACCAGCGGTACGCCCACGGGATGGACGACCCGCTGCCGACGATCACCGGCCAGAGCAACCGGTTCGCGTTCATCATCCCGACGAACTACGGCGAGCGGCCGGGCCAGGCCCCGCGGACGCACTCGGCCGAGTCGCCGATGCCGACGATCGTGGCCGGCGGGCAGACGCACGGCGTCGTCGAGGGCTGCATGGTGCAACTGACGCACGCCGGCCGCTACGGGCTGGTCGAGCCGTTCATCCTCCCCCACCGGCAGTTCGAGAACATGAGCGTTGACGACATCCGCGACCCGCTGCGGACGGTCACTGCCGTGAACGGCGGGTGTAACGGCGTCGTCCAGCCGTTCATCACGCCGTACTACGGGACTGGCATTCCCGATTCGACCGACGACCCGTTGGCGACCGTCACGTCGAAGGACCGGTTCGGCCTCGTCGAGCCGGACCGCGTCGCGCTCGACATCCGGTTCCGAATGTTGCAGCCCCACGAACTCAAGGCCGCGATGGGTTTCCCGCGCGACTACAAGATCACCGGCAACCGCGGCGAGCAGGTCAAGCAGATCGGTAACGCCGTCGAAGTGAACCAGGCCCGCGCGTTGGCTGGCTCGATGCTGGGGGCAGGATGTACCGCGTGATTTCGCTGCGGGGCCTTTGGCCGCACAAGTTGAGCCAGGGCTTCATCTATCTTGGGCGGCCTCACGCCGGGCTGCCGGGCCACGAGTTGGCGAACCCGTTCAGGGGCGAGCGGGCGTTGTTGGAGTTCGCGGCGTGGCTGCACGCCCTGCCGGACCTGGCGAAGCGGTTGCAGCGGCTGCGGGCCGAAACGGAGTGCGGCCGGTTCCCGCTGGCCTGCTGGTGCGGGTACTTCGCCCAGGGTGATCCTCCGCTGCCGTGTCACGCCTACATCGTCGCGCAGGCGATGATCGAGCGATTCCCCGAAGACATGAAGGGTGGTGAGTGGTGAGCCTCACGATCAAATACGCCGACATTTACCGAGCCGCGGTCATCAGCCTCTGCACGAACTACCGGTACGAGCTGACGCGGACCTGGGACCGGTCCAAGAAGCCGGTCCTCTTCGTGATGTTAAACCCAAGCACGGCCGATTCGCGGATCGACGACCCGACGATTCGCCGGTGCATGGGCTTCGCGCAGGCGTGGGGGAAGGGCGGGATAATCGTCGTGAACCTGTTCGCGTGGCGGGCGACGGACCCGCGGTCCCTGTATAAGCTCGCGAAGGCCGAGGCGGTCGGGCCGGACAACGACAGGCACATTGTCGCGGCGTGCCTCCGGGCGGACCTGCACGTCGCGGCCTGGGGCACGCACGGCCGGCTGTGCGGCCGGGATCGGGAAGTCGTCGAGCTGGCGAACCACGCGATCATCAGCAACGGCGTCGGCCCTGGCATGACGGCGTTGAAAGCCACGAAGAACGGCGACCCGATGCACCCGCTGTACCTCCGAGCCGACCTGGAACCGACCATCGCACTGGCCTGAACCGAAAGGCGGATCCGACGTGACCCAGACGACGATCGGCGTGGAAGCCTTCCCGCTCCAGTGGCCGCTGAACAAGCCGCGGACGCCCGGCCACCGGCGGGAGCGGTCCCGGTTCGAGACGAGCTTCACGGTGGCGCGGGACACGCTGCTGAAGGAGATCAAGCTGCTACGGGGGCGGGCCGTCGTCATCTCGACGAACGTGAGCCTCCGCCGCGATGGGCTGCCGCTCGCCGGCCAGCGGACGCCCGACGATCCCGGCGTGGCGGTGTACTTCCTGGACAAGAACGGGAAGCAAAAGTGCGTCGCTTGCGACCGGTGGAACAAGGTCGAGGACAACATTCAGTCGATCCGGAAGACGATCGAGGCCCTCCGCGGGATCGACCGCTGGGGCACGGGGGACATGGTCGAGGCGGCGTTCAGCGGGTTCACCGCCCTCCCGCCCGCGCCGCCCGTTCGGAAGTGGTGGCATGTTCTGAACGTCGAACCGCACTGGCCGACAACGACGATCCACGACCGGTACAAGGAACTCGCGCTGCAGCGCCATCCCGACCGCGGCGGCAGTCATGAGGCGATGTCCACCCTGAACACGGCCTACGAGGAGTTCAAGCGTGAACGCGGCATCCCCTGAGACCGGCCCGACCAGCAAGCCGAAGCCGACCTTGGAAGAAGCCTTCCGCCGGTTCCATGCGGCGAACCCGGAGGTGTTCCGGCTGTTCCGGAAGTTCGCCTATCAGGTCCTGAACAACGGCCTGGACCACTACAGCGCCGACGCAATCCTCCACCGGATCCGCTGGCACATGGACATCGATGTCAAGGAGCGGGACGGTGAATTCCGTTTGAACAACAACCACGCCGCGTACTACGCGCGGCTGCTGATGCAGGAGGAGCCAATGTTCGAGGGCTTTTTCACCACCCGCGAGACCAAGAGCGAAGGAGCGACGCCGTGAGCATGAAGTGTTCCCTGTCCGGCCTCACGAAGAACGCGGCCCGGTGCATCGACGATTTGGTCCAGGAACTTCGGAACCACCTCACCGAAGAGGAGATGAACGACATCTGCCAGGAACATCAGCCGGGGTACTACTCCGCCTGCCTCCTGGAACTGAGCCACCACGCCCGCGAAACGAAGGGCGGCAAACACACCGTCGATGAGTTCGCGGATTGTTACGACCTGAAGAAGTAGCCACACCAGGCCCACAGAAACCTACGAGAACCTGTCATGAAGATCGTGCAACTGACCGCGGAGAACGTGAAGAAGCTGAAGGTCGTCGAGATCACGCCGACTAGCGACTTCATCCAGATCACGGGGAAGAACGGGTCGGGCAAGACCAGCGTGCTTGACTCGATCTTCTGGGCGCTCGCCGGCAAGGACGGCATCCAGGACCGGCCCATCCGGAACGGCGAGGAACGCGCCCGCGTCCGGCTGAACCTCGGGGAGATCACCGTCGAGCGGCGGTTCACGCCGAACGGCACGACGCTGATCGTCGAGAACGCGGAGGGCGCTCGCTACCCGTCCCCGCAAGCCATGCTGGACGGCCTGATCGGGGAGTTGTCGTTCGACCCGCTCGCGTTCGCCCACATGAAGCCGCGGGACCAGTACGACGAGCTGAAGCGGGTGGCGAAGATCGACCTGGACCTGGACGCGATCGAGGGTCAGAACAAGGCCGACGCCGACCGCCGGCGGGACCGGAACCGCGAGGCGAAGGAGGCCCGGACGCGGGCCGAGGCGATCACGATCAAGTTCCCGGACATGGACGCGCCGATCGACGTGAAGCAGCTCCTCGCCAAGATCGAGGCGGCCAGCAAGGCGAACGCGGCGGCGAACAACGAGCTGATGCGCCAGGAGCGGGTACGCCACTTGGAGGCCGGCCTGCTCCGGGAGGTCGAGACCGCCCGGAAGGAACTGGCCCAGGCCGAAGTGAACCTCCGTGTGGTCCAGGAGAAGATCGCGGCCTTCGAGCCGATCCCGCCCGTCATCAACCTGCGGCCGTTCCACGACGAAATCGAGTTGGCCGAACACAAGAACGCCGACTTCCGCAACCGCGCCGCCCTCGCCGAACTGACCGACCGGGCGGCCCAGCTCGAAGCGGATTCCGAGGCGATCAGCGAGCGGATCGAAGCCCGGAACGCGGCGAAGGCGAAGGCCCTGGAGTCCGCGGCGATGCCGATCCCCGGCCTGACCCTCGGCGACGGCCGCGTGTTCCTGAACGGCGTGCCGTTCGACCAGTGCTCCTCGGCCGAGCAGCTCCGCGCGTCCGTCGCGATCGCGATGGCCGCCAACCCGAAGCTGCGGGTGATCCGCATCAAGGACGGCTCCCTGCTCGACGACGACGGCCTGCGGACGATCGCGGACCTGGCCGCCGCCCAGGACTATCAGGTCTGGGTGGAGCGGGTGGACAACTCGGGCAAGATCGGGATCGTCATGGAGGACGGTGCGGTTGTGACGAACAACGACGCCGCGGCCGTCGCGTAACCCAGGCCAACCCCTACTTTCGGGCGGACTTTCCATGCGAGACTTCTTTCGCCGGCGGGAGTGCTACGCGATCGGCTGCGCGGCGGGCGACGAGGACCCGTACTCCGGGTGCGTGCGGTGCGGGACCCCGGCCGGGGCCGAGGGCTGGCGGTTCGGCTGGTACTGGCAGGTCCGGTTCTGGCTGATCGAACTCGGGCTGTACCTCGGCAGCCGGTGCGCGGACTGCGGCCGCCGGCTGTGGCCGTGGCGAAAGCGGGTCGGCCACCGGTTCTGTTCCGCCGCGTGTCTCGAAGCCAACATCCCGTTCTGAGGTGGAAGTGCAACAACGCGCCGAAGGTGCAAGGGTGGCATACCCGCTGTTCCAGGTGGGAGGGGGCGGTTCGAGTCCGACCTCGGCGCTTCAACTGACGTTCGAGCGGGTGCGGTTTGATACGGCGATGGAACTGAACCGGCTTTGGCATTCCCGGCTTCCCCGGATGGGGACCGGGGCCATCAAGAACCCGGAACGGCGGTTCACCTGCTTCTGCGGCATCTACGGCGGCCTGATCTACTGCGTCGGCATCTGGTCGTTGCCGGCAGCGCGAGCCTTGCCCCAGGACGGGACGTGGTTGGAACTACGGAGGTACGCGATTGCCCCAGACGCTCCCAAGAACACGGGCAGTCGGGGCTTGCGAGTGATGGAACTCCTGATCCGTCGCCAGTTACCGGCCGTCCGCCGGCTGTGCAGCTCGCAGGACACCGAGGCTCACACCGGCTGCATCTACCGCGCGGCCGGGTGGAAGCCTGCCCGACTCAGCGATGGCGGCGAATGGGACACGCCGGCACGAAGACGGCCGAAGGTCCAAAGCGACGCCCCGAAGCAACGGTGGGACAAGGTCATCCATGCAGGCTGAGTTACTCGATCATCGGAAGTTCCTCCGCCTCGTCCGACTGCTGGGCGAGCCGACGCCGCACGTCCTCGGCTACCTGATGCTGATGTGGCGGCGCGGGTATCAGACCGGATCCCCGGTCGTCGGCGACGACTTGGACGTTGAGGCGGCCGCGGAGTTCACCGGCGAGTCGGGGCGGTTCGCGAAGGCGGCGAAGGCGGCCGGGTTCGTCGATCAAGGGCCGGACGGGTTGTACCGGATACACGACCTGTGGGACCACGCGCCGGAGTACGCCCGGAAGCGGATGGCCCGCGCGGGCAACCTGCCGGCGGGCATGGATAGCTACTGCGGCATCAAGCCGGGCGGACGCCGCGCGGCGGCGAAAACGGCGAAACAGACGCCGCGCGGCGGCGAAAACGGCGAAACAGACGCCGCGCGGCACACAGAGATCAGAGATCAGAGATCAGAGGTCAGAGGTCAGAGGTCAGAGAGGGAAGAAGAAGAGAAATCTTGCTCGGAGCCGCCGAAGCCGGCGGCGTCCGAGCCGGCGGCGACGCCACCCCCGCCGCCGGTGCTGACCATCCCGGCCGTCGGGGAGGGGGATCAGGAGTGGCCGCTGACCCAGGCCAAGATCGACGAGTGGGGGGAGGCGTACCCCGGCGTGGACGTGCTGGCCGAGTGCCGGAAGGCCCGGCAGTGGTGCATCGACAATCCCACCCGCCGCAAGACGGCGAAGGGGATGCCCCGGTTTCTCTCGACGTGGCTGTCCCGAGCGCAGGACCAGGCCCCCAGGACGACGCAGCATGGACCCGATCGCCGAGGCGATGCAAAGGCTGTTGGAAACGGCCCGGCTGCGGGAGGCGGCCGGATCGTCGCCCCCGCCACCGACTACGCCGCCGCCGAAGCCCGGCACGTTCGCGTCGGGGGTGTTGACGCTGGCCCGCCCGCACGCGCGTCTCCGCCCGGACAAGCCGCGGCGGGCGAAGCTGGTCCCGAAGGATCTCCGGGAGCGGATCGCGGCGGCGTGCCGTGGTGAATCCCCGTGGCCGCTGACGCTCCACGGGCTGCCGGGGCGGGGAAAGTCCTCGGCGGCGCTGCTGCTGCTCGACTGCGTCCGGGACGGGGTGTACATGACCGGCCGGGAGTGCGTGGACGCCGAGTTCGGCACCGGCGAGCAGACGGCGAACCAGTTCCGATATCGCTGGAAGCGGGCGGACCTGTGCGTGATCGATCAGTTCGGCATGGACTGCCGGCCCGGATCGCCCTGCCCGCCGGCGAAGCTGCAGGTGTTCGTGGACCTGATCGACTACCGCGAGGGCAAGCCGCTCGTGCTGGTGTCGAACCACACGCCCGCGGCCCTCGGCGAGTTGTTCGACGCGCAGATCCGCGACCGGATCGAGGGCGGGACGATCATCGAACTTTGCGGCCCGTCGCTGCGGGCGAACCGATAGGCGGAACACGGATGACGCCGGAACAGATCGTGATCGCAGGGCAAGCCGTCCTGAACGCCGTGCTGGTGGCGGGCGGGTTCTACCTCCTCGGCCGGTGCTGGCGGTCGGAGGAGGCGGCGGAATCATGGCGGCGGGATTACGAGTGGCTCCGCGCGAGTGCGGGCCGCCCCGCGGCCGACGAAACGGGAACGTGCCAAGGGTGGCCGGGCATGTACGGCCACTGAAACGGGAGGTGAACGGTGAAGCAGATTCTGGGCGGGGACACGCTCGCCAAGCTGAACGACGGCTACTTCGGGAAGATCACCGACGAAGCCTTACGCCAGGTGATGAAGGACATCCAGGAGCGGGGCCACGACGGGAAGAAGCGGACGATCACGATCAAGGTCACGCTCGCCCCGGACGGCGAGACTGGGCAGGTGAAGATCGACACGGAGGTCGGGTACAAGCTGCCGAGCTACGTCCCGCCGACGACGATCGGGAAGTACAACGCGGCGGTCGGCGGGGTCGTCTTCCGCGACGACGCCCCGGAGAACCCGGACCAGACGACCACGAACGACCTGATGGAGAAGTAACCCCGCCGCGGGACCGCCCCGCGGCCGACGCAAGACACCACCGCCCATTCAAAACTTTCAAACGCGAACGGAGATGCCATGCTGACGGAGAAGTTCGTTTCGGAGATCGCGGGCCTGGCCGTGAAGGCCAACGGCAACCGCGTCTTCAAGGCCCCCGACGAACCGGACCACGTCTATCACACTATTGACGCGGACGGCAAGTTGACGAAACACGCGACGGAGCCGAAGCCCGAGAACAACGTCGTTTACGACTTCGAGTCGGTCGCGAAAGTGCAGGCCGAGAGCAAGGCCGGCGAGACGTGGTACCACGAGGGCGGTGTTCACGTCGTCCACGACGTGGAGACCCGGCGCGACGCGACGAAGCTGCACCTCACTCATTCCGAGCCGCTCGCCAAGCTGCGGGAGTGGAAGGACCAGAAGGCGGCGAAGCTGAAGCAGATCGAGGTGTACCACCTGCTCCGGACGACGTTCGCCGGCTGCCTCAACGTCCACCCGACCATCGTGAACGACCTGCGGAAGGTGGACGTGAAGAAGGTGCAGGAGGCGACCGGCATCGTCCAGAAGGCGAACGTCTCCATGTCCCGCTCGATGGTGGCCGAGGCGAGCGGGGCGGACAAGCTGCCCGACGTGCTGACGTTCGAGGTCCCGTACTGGGCGGAGGCCCTCGCGCCGCTCAAGGTCCGCGTCCGCGTCGCGTTCGACCTGGACCCGGAGGCCGAGGTGTTCCGGTTCGTGATTCTTCCCGGCGAGATCGAGAAGGCGGAGTTCGAGGCCGCGTCCTTCGTCCACCGCCGGCTCCTCTCGGCGCTGACGGAGGCGGGCGTGAAGCCGGAGGAAGTGGAAAAGGTCCTGATGCACGGCTGGCCGGGCTAACCAGCGGGGTTCGCGATGGGAATTGATCCCGCGTGGGAAGAGGTGCTGATCCGGGGCGGGCACATCGAGGCCCGCCCCGCTTCGACCGCTGCCGCTTTACCGATACCCGAAAGGCCACCGATGATCGCTGGTGGGGTGTGCGAGCATTTTGAACCTGGCAGGTATCTGGCGGAAGTACCCTTGGAACGCTTGGTGGTGAGAGACACCCACTACGGCGAGCCGGTCCCGAAGCAACGTCCCAGGCTCGGGAGGAACGGTCGTGTGTATACTCCGGGATCGACGAAGGATCACCAAAGGGAACTGGCTGATCTGGTCCGGAGCCGCCTCGTGGGAGCGGAGCCTGATGGCGAATGGGCATATGGAATTCGAGCCGTTTTCTACGTGCAAACCCACCAACGTAAGGACGTAGACAACATGTTGAAGACGGTTCTCGATGCCATGAACCGCTTGATTTTCTGCGATGACTCGCAGGTAAAAGAATTGATGGGATGGAGTGTTTACGATGGCGAAAGCCCGCGGACGGAGTTCGTAGTTTACCGGCTCCATCCGATTTGCCGGGAGTCCGGAACCTGCAACGTATGCGGCAAACGGTTCCGACTCTACAAGTCCTGGCGGATGCGCGTTTATTGTTCCCGCAAGTGCTACATGGTTAGCACCATGCGATCCGCCGCCTTCAACTGTACGCACTGCGGCCGCGAATTTATTCGAAAGCGAAGCGTCGAGAAGAAGAGTAAAACCGGCGACCACTTTTGCAGCGTGGCGTGCAAAGGTAAACACTCCCGACGACGAGCAAAGTGCGATGTTTGTGGTAACGCCATCAATAGGCCGAATTCTTGGTCAAGGCCAGGGCAAGTAAAGAACTACTGCTCACAGGTGTGTTACCATGCTGGCCCGAAGCCTTCGCGGGTGAAACCTCTAACAACCGAAGAACTCAGAGCGATCGCCAAGAAGGGCTGGGAAACGAGGCGCAAGGCTGATTCCAAATGATAACGATCTGCTCGCTGATGGGCGTGGAAGACGGCAGCGAGAATTGGGTCTGCACCGTGGGCCAGGAGCCGGGCGGGTTGCGCGGCGTCCGCATCCAGTTGAGGGCCGCGTGAAGAAGCAAATCGTTTTGAAGAACGTGCCCTACTGGAAGGGGAAGAAGCGGCCGCGGCAGCAGTCGCGGGCGAAGAAACTCAGCACGACGGAACTCGGAACTGAGTACACCGCCGACGACATGGAGTTCCTGAAAGCTGTGGAAGAGTTCAAGAGGAAGAACAAGGTGAAATTTCCGACTCACCTCGACATCCTCACCATCGCGAAGTCGCTCGGCTACCGGAAGGTAATATGACCGCCGAGGAACTGAAGGCCCGGAACCCGTGCGGCTGCGGATGGTGTAACGCCTGCGGCATATTCTGGGCGGCCCCGCGGCCGAAACCCGCGGCCCCCGTCGTACAGCCGAAGCAGGAGCCGCCGGCGGATAAGCAGAAACCCGCAACCCTGTTCGACGGGATCGACCGCAACGATGGATGACACCGTGCCCCTGCTGATTTCCGTCGCCTGCTGTGCCGGGTTCACGGTGGGGCTGTACTGCGGCTACCAACTGAGGAAGTACGATGAGAGCGACGAACGAAACGAGAGGGCACGGGCAATGAGTTACTCTGGCTACGTCCACCTGGAAGAGTGCAAGATCCTCCGCACCCGCGAGAAGGCGATCCAGATTCTGTACCAGGGCGAACGCCACTGGATTCCCCGTTCCCAGATGGCCGACGACGACCAGTACGAGGAAGGCCAGGACGGGGTTACCGTGTCGATCTCGGAATGGATCGCGAGCGAGAAAGGAATCGAAGTCGATGAATGACACCGCCCCGAAAATCAAATGCCTATCGCCCTGGGCCGGGTCGAAGCGGCAGCTCGCCCCGCGAATCGTCGAGCTGCTCGGCCCGCACACCGGCTACTTCGAGCCGTTCTTCGGCGGCGGGGCGGTGCTGTTCGCGAAGGAGCCTTGCCGGTTCGAGGTGGTGAACGACCTGAACGGCGACCTGACGAACCTCTGCTGGGTCTTGCAGGATGCCAAGCTGAAACGCCGGCTGCTGGCCCGGCTGCACGACACGATCTGTTCCGAGCGGCTGTACCACGCGGCACGCGATGAGTTCCTGAAGCCGTTCGCGGCGGATGAGTCGAAGCCGGACCTGCGGCGGTCGTACCTCGCGCTCGTGGTGTGGTGGCTGGGGCGGAACGGCACGGCCGGGACGATGAAGTACAACACGAACTTCTGCGCGCGGTTCAGCACGAAGGGCGGGTCGGGCGGCGTGCGGTTCGCCTCGGTTCTGGAATCCCTGCCCTGGCTGATGGACCGGATGCGGCGGGTGGACGTGTTGAACCGCGACGCCTTCGAGGTGATCGACAACATCCAGGACCAGGCCGGGACCGCGATCTACGTGGACCCGCCCTACGTGAAGAAGTCGTTCAAGTATGAACACGACTTCGCCCCGGCCGATCACGAACGCCTCGCGGCGGCGCTCGCCCGGTTCAAGCAGGCCCGCGTGGTCGTGAGCTACTATCCCGACCCGATGCTGGACGCGCTGTACCACTCGGCCCGGTGGGAGTGCCTCGCGCCGCAGGTGCAGAAGAACATGACCAACACGGGCCGTAGCCCGATCACCGCGCAAACCGAATTACTGTTCCGAAATCTGGTGTGAGCCATGCCCGTCACGATCATGTTGAAAGACCTCGTGTCCGTCCCCGGCTGCGAGAAGTTCTTCCCGGAGAAGTTCGCCGGGCTGGTGGCGGCCGTCGAGGAGTTGCCGAACGACACCAACCGCATCAAGGTTCTCCGCGACTGGTGCGAGGAGAGCGGCGAGGACGAACTGGCCGTGGCGTGCAAGTGGCTGGCGAATCGGCCGGAACTGTATGTCACAGTTTTCTGGAAGAGATTCGACGGCCCGCCTGCCTGGAGGGTGGAAAAATCGGCTATCCGGAAACGACTGTGGGGTAAATCGCCGTGATTGACCGCACCGAAACCGGAATTCGCTGTGGATGTCCGGTCTGTTCTGCCGTATACTACCACAGTGGTTTCCGGTTTCTTCTCGGAGTGCTACGGGATGAAGACGACGACCGTTCACCGCACGACCATCGTGGGCAAGTGCCCCCACGGGTGCCCGGACGTGTACGAGGCCGAGTTCCACATCGAGAACCGGGTCGTCACGGTGGAGTCCATCCAAGCGGAGATCGACCGGGCGACAGAGGCCCCGATCTACCAAGAGTCGCTGACGCAAACGCTCGCCGACCGGATCGGGTGCCCGGTGGTCACGAGCGGGGCACACGGACGGTTCATGACGGAGTGCCGGGCGGTCCCCCAGACCGAGGGCTGAGCCGTGTTGGTCTACCTCGCCAGTCCGAACACGCAGCAGCAGGCCGAGCACGTCGCCGGGATGCCGGTGTTGCTCTCCTACGCCTGCTACTCGGACTGGCTGGGCAAGGGCTACCAGCAGTCGTTTGACCGCATCCTGATCGACAGCGGGGCGTTCAGCGAGTTCAGCAGCGGCAAGAAGATCGACCTGACCGCCTACGCCGAGTGGGCCGAGCGATGGGACGGTCACGCCGACGCTGTGGCCGGCCTCGACGACATCGCCGGGGACTGGCGGCGGTCCCTCCGCAACTACGAGGCGTTCCCGCTGGGGTTCCCCACCTTCCACGAGAGCGACCCGCCGGAACTGCTGGACGACCTCGTGGCGATCGCCAAAGAGCGAACTCGCTGGATCGGGTTGGGACTGCTGCCGCCGAGGGCCGGCAAGGAGCGGTGGGTGCGCGCCGCCTTGGACCGGATACCAGACGGGCTGCACGTCCACGGCTGGGCCATGCGGGGGTACACCCACTGTCGGCGGCTGGACAGCGTGGACTCTACGAACTGGTGGCGGGACGCCATGAAGCTTCGCACAATAGCCGACCTGTCGCACCTGACGTTCGGCGAGTGCCTCGCCATCGTGGTGAAGCGGTATCAGCGGTGGACACGGAACATCACCGAGCCGGCGAAGGAACCGTTGTCCCTGTTCGACCTTGCGGAGTAGGCCGTGAGCTTCCTGAACCTCCCGAACTGGGATGTCGTGGAGGTGAAGGAGTCGCCCACCGACTACCACGTCACGGCCACCATCGGCCTCGAACCGAAGGGGTGCCCGCACTGCCGCACGCTGTTCGAGAAGCTGCACCGCCACGGGACTTACGGGCAGGACATTGCCGACCTGCCGAGCCACGGCAAGCGGGTGACGATCCACTTGAAGCGGAAGCGATACCGCTGCCAGAACTGCGGCAAGACGCTCCTGCAACCTCTCCTGTACGTGGACGAGCGGAGGCAGATGACCTCCCGGCTGGCTCTCTGGGTCGGGGAGCAGAGCATCGCCCGCACCTTCGCCAGCGTGGCTCAGGACGCCGGCTTGGACGAGAAGATGGTGCGGCTGCTGTTCGACCAGCGGGTGAAGCACTTGGAGGAGACGACCCGGTTCATCACCCCGGAGTGGCTGGGGATCGACGAGCTTCACCTGCTCGGCAAGGCCCGGTGCGTGCTGACCAACCCGGCGGAACGGACGATCATCGGCGTGCTGGAAGACCGCACCAAGAAGACGGTGCTGGCCCACTTCGAGCAGATGCCCGACCGGGAGAAGGTGAAGGTCGTGACGATGGACATGGCCCGCACCTACGCCGACGTGGTGCGGGCGACCATCCCCCACGCCGCCGTGGTCGTGGACAAGTTCCATGTCGTTCGCATGGCGTCGGTTGCGATGGAGACCATCCGCAAGTCGCAGCGGGGTCAGTTGGAGGCCAAGTTCCGCCGCAAGCTGATGCACGACCGCTTCATCCTCCTGAGCCGGCCCCACGACCTTCGGGACGACCAGAAGGCCACGATGGAGAGTTGGTTCGCCCAGTTCCCGGTGTTGGCCGAGGCGTACCGGCTCAAAGAAGCCTTCTACCGCATCTACGACGAACCTGACCGGGACAGCGCCTTCAAGGCTTACGTCGAGTGGGAGACGAGCATCAAGGGCACCGAACTGATCTCGGCCTTCAAGTCGCTGCTGACCGCCATGAGGAACTGGCAGACCGAGGTGTTCGCCTATTGGGAGTACCCCGTGACCAACGCCATCACCGAGACGCTGAACGGCATCGCCAAAGTCATCGCCCGCAATGGTCGGGGGTACAGCTTCAAGGCCATCCGGGCCAAGATGCTGTTCACCCCGACGCTGCACAAGTTGCCGCCGACGCCCCGCCAGTCGGGCAAGCGGGGGAGCCTGCTGCCGGCGTACATACCCCCGGAACCCGTCCTCGGAACCGACGTGGATGCGCTGCTCGCCGGCCTGTTGGAAGACGCTGGCCGGCGGGAGCGGCCCACAGGCCGGCGATAGTCGAACGGTGCTACTCGTCATCCTTGGTTTCCAACAGCGGTTTCCGGATAGCCGAAAAATCTGACAAAGCGTTTGGGATACAATGTGGCCCAGAACTAACCGGGTTCGCCGGCCTGCTCGGGCGGATCGCCGACCGCATCCAGGAACTGAAGGCGCTGACGGAGTGAAGAGAGTACAATTTAGACGGCACTGCTGCCACGGGAGAATCAACAATGGAGCGCCTAACGCAATCCTTCACAGCCACCGACGCCGCGGGGAACGAACACCGACTGCACGTATACACGGAGTTTCTTCGATCTCAGGAGTTAAGTGGGGAAACCTTTGAACATGAAGGATTGAAATCCATCCGCACGCCGTCGGGCGGACACGTCAACCGCCTCAGCAAGGGAAAGTATCTGTGCTTCAAAACGCAAACCGAACTCACATCTAACGACCCAGCAGCCCCGTAGCAACCCATGCCCGACGAACCGCGCCGCCTCCATCGCCCCCGCGCCCCCCGCAACCGCGGCACGACCACGGAGCGGGGCTACGGGTCCGTCTGGCAGCGGTTCCGCAAGGCATGGTTCGCGCAGGAACCCCGCTTGTGCGCCGAGTGTGCCAGGCGGGGCCGGATCGTCCCCGCGACGGTGGCCGACCACGTCCGCCCGCACAAGGGCGACCCGGCGTTGTTCTGGGACCGGGAGAATCTCCAGGGCTTGTGCGCGTCCTGCCACAGCGTGAAGACGGCAAACGAAGACGGGGGCTTCGGCCGTCCCGTCCAGGAACAGCCGACGCCCCCGCCCCCGTGCGGCATTTCCGATTTATTTCTCCGGCTTCGGAACCAAAGCCTCGATCAGAACGGCCCCCAGGTACAGCACCCCGGCCAGGACGAGACCGGCCAGGGCGAGCAGCCCGACGACTACAGCGACTATTATTGACTCCCCGGATTTCATGTGAGATCCTCCGGGGGTTCGCAGGCCGAGGACAGTTCGGCGACTGCCGACCTGTACCACGCGGCGATGACCTCTTGAACCTGCCTCACCCGTTTTTCCGCCCCATTCTCATTCCACGGAACCCACTTCCAGATTGCCGGGCCGCACGGGTCGAACTCGCGGAACCAACGGAACATTTCCTGCCGCGAATCGAACAACTCCGCGAAAGTCTGCTGCGGCTCGTTCGGATAGACAGAGTTGAACAGGATGACGCCGAGGTGTTTCGGTGGCATCGTTGCCGGCGTGTAAACCCTCAGAACGAAATACCTTTTGAACGCCGGACCCGCCTTCTTACCGGCGGGCACGTCATCGGGTGGCAAGCTAGTTGCCTCGGCGACGAGTGAACCCATGAACCGCATCGGGCGTTTGCCCGTGGGCGTGACGACATGAATACCGGACACGGTAGAACCCTCCGCCCGGAACGCGCCGGGTCCGCCGGCGGGATCGGCTCGCCGTCCGTGTCGCACTAGCGACGAAGCCCCGTGCCGGACGCGAACCCGGCGTGACGCTGGCGGGGCGGGTAGTCACATGCTTGCTATCACCCGCAGCAGCGTCTCCCGATTGGAATAGGGCAACTCCGCGTACTGCCGGCACAACTCCCGGCGTTCGGCGAATTCCTCGGCGGAAATGTTCGCCTCGTTCTGCCGCAGGTAGTCGTTTTTCCTTGCGTCCTTAACCGCTTCTTCCCAGCACGGCCCGTAGCGGAGGACGTATACCCTGTCTCCAGACCGCCGATACCACGCGTATTGACCGAGTCCACGGTATTTGCCCCAGTGGTCGCCAAACGTCGGCGAGTCCGTCTCGGGGGCCAGCCACCAGTCAAAATTGGTTTCGTAGGCCACGGGCGCGAGCGACAATTCCAGGGCGAACCGTTGTCGAGTCGTTGCGGCCTGAGCCAGAGTCGTTTCGTTGGCCGGCTCCAGCGAGGCTTCGCTTTCTGAGACGCTGACGACGCGGACATATCGGACGTAACCAACTTCGCCACCGAAATCGTCCGTATCCTCTCGCTCCTCGCGAGACACGTACCTCGTTCGCTCGGCAATTATCTTGCGGCACTGGGTCCGACCGAACTCGTCAACGACGACACGGACGGTGCCGACCGGGTCGTTAGATTCGGACCAGAATTCAGGTTGCATGACTATCTCTCCCGTGTGGTGTCACCTGTGCTTGTCGGCCGGGCGGCGTGTGTGACAGGTTCCGCGCCCGGCGGCCGAGAATTTCCCGGCAGTGTACCGCGCCGCACGCGCGGCGCGAAGGATCGACGTTTCCGAAATCAGTTCAGCGGCATCACGAGATAACGGGACACGGAGAACTCGCCCCGCATCACGAGTGGGTGGCCGTCTGGTAAGCCACTTGCTTGACCTCGTCCGCCGCGCCGTTCACGACGGATTCGAACCGGCGGGACGCCTTGTCCGCGCCCGTCTGCCGGCCGCCCAGCTTCCCGTGGTCGGCCGATTCCGTCACGGCGTTCAAAGCTGCCCACGCCGTTCGTCGGCGCGTCGTACCGGGACAGAACGTCTTCCATCAGCGCCGCCCGTTTGTCGATTTCGCGTTGCACGCGGGCGCGTTCCATGCGGGACCCGTCCGCCAACGGCCGGCGTTCCGCACGCCGGAAGCGGTCCCGTCGTGGTTGCCCCACGGGACCACGGGGCGAACGGTCACTCCGCGGCGAGCAACTCGCCCACGCCGTCCGGCGTCAGGCCGGCCGCGGCCAGACCGTCGTCCGTCACCCGGTCCACCAGCCACAGCGCGGCCGCCGTGTGCGCGGCCGCCAGCTCCCGCAGGTACTCGGCCGCCGCGTCGTGCCCGGCCCGGCGCTCAGCCCGCGCGTCGGCGGTCAGGGCACGGGCGGACCGGAGCAGGCGGACGGCACAGCGGGCGTTGGCGTAGGTCGTCATCGGTAGCACCTCTGCCCACGCACCCGGCGGGGCCACGGCCGGCCCGCACCGCGGCCCGGTGCGTCCAGTGTAGGGACCAGGCTAGCCGCGTCAAGCCCCGGCTAGCCAGTTCTCATGAATCTCTCACAATTGGGCGCGTGTACACCAGGGGGGGGTTGCGACCCGGACGGCCCGAACCCCTGACCACACCGGGTGGCGTGCGTTTTTCGAGCAAAAAACAAAAACGGGCCATGTGTTATACTTAGTACGACCATGCAAGGGGCGGGGGCTGTTCGTGCTGGACGAAGAAACGCCGTCGGTGTCCGAGTTCGGCGTTCACGGGCGTTATTTGTGGAACTTACTCAAGAGCCGGGGGAAGGAGTTCCTGACGGCGCTCGACGCCCCGTCGATGGAGATCGTCTGCCTGCTGTACGACAGGTTGCACGGGAAGATGAAGGCCGCCGAGCCGAAGGCGGACATCGGGATCGGGATTATGATCGACAAGTGGTTGTTGATGTCGGCCAAGTTCGGCATGACGCCGGCCGACCGAAAGGCCCTCGGGGTTAAGGAGGGTAAGAAGCGGGCCGAGAAGCCCAAGACCAAGCTCGACGGACTGACGCCGGAGGACTTCGGGGCGAAGACGTGATCGCGTGCATCGACACGGACACCAAGAACTGGATCCTGGACGCCTCCGACGACAGAGCAGCCCGCGCCGGCTGCGTGATGGACCTGGAAGCCGCCGAGCGGGTCATCGACTGGATCGAAACGCACTGCCGGCTGTACGAGGGCGAGGGGGCGGGCGAGTTGATCCGGCTGCTGACGTACCAGAAGCTGTTCATCATCCGCCTGTTCGGGTGGCGGCGGTGGAACAAGCTGAGAAAACGGTGGGTCCGGCGGTTCCGGCAGGCCAGTTTGTGGGCCGCGAAGAAGAACGGGAAGTCGCCGTTCATGGCCGCGCTCGAGTTGTACGTGCTGATCGGCGACGGGGAGCCGGGCCAGAAGGTCTACGCGGCGGCGAAGGACGGCGAGCAGGCCCGAATTTCCCAGCGGCACGCCGTGAAGATGGTGGAACAGTCCCCGGAACTGTCCGAGGACTGCAAAATCTACGCGAACACGCTGGAAATCCAGCATTTGCCGTCGGATTCGCGGATGACGGTCCTGTCCGCGGCCAGTTCGAGCAACCGGCAGTCGAAGGAAGGGTTAAATGGGTCCGTTTTCTGGGATGAATACCACGTTGTCTCTGAAGAACTTTATCGCCGTACTAGCCGGGCCGGGATTTCGCGTGCCGAACCTCTCGACGTTTCAGTATCGACTGCTGGAGACGATCCTACTTGCGAGGGGAAGCGCCGGTTCGACTACGGCCGGCAGGTCGCGAGGGGCGAGCGGGACGACCTGTCCTTCCTCCACGTCGAATACTGCTGCCCGGACGAAATCACGGAAGAGGTTTTTGCCCAAGACCCTGTCAAGCACGGCCAACAGGCGAACCCGGCGTGGAACGAGATCGTCGATCCGCAAGAGTACCTCGACGACTTTAACCGCAGCCGCGGCGAACCGGCGAGCTTTAGCGCGTTCCTCCAGTACCGCGGCAACCTGTGGGTCTCTTCCACTGCCCGTTGGCTCGACATCTTCGGGTGGGCGGAGGGCTGCCGGAAGTACACGCTCGATGATCTGCGTGGGCGAGATTGCTGGGGCGGCCTCGATCTGAGCCGGACGCGGGACATGACCGCGTTCGTGATGGTCTTCCCGTGGCCGGAGGACGGCCCGGAGTGCCTCCGGTTGTGGCCGATGTTCTGGCTCCCGGAGAAGACGGCGCGGAAGCGGGACCGGCTGTTCCCGTTCCTGACCTGGGCGAGCCGCGGCTTCCTGACGCTCACGGACGGGTCGCGGGTGGACTACACGCGGGTCAAGAACGACATCCGGGAGGTCCGCCAAGTCGTGAACCTCCGCGGCCTGTACTACGATCCGGCGCTGGCCGAGGAACTGACGCAGAGCTTGGTCGAGGGCGAGTTGGCGAAGGACGGCAGCACGATCGCCGAGGGCCTCGGATGCGACCGGACGCTGTTCGAGCAGACCATTACCGCCTTCACCGGCCCGTCGCAAGAATGGGACCGGCTCGTGCAGGACGGGTTGATCCAACACCCCGGCAACGCCGTGATGTCCTGGCAGGTCGGGCACGTCGAGGTGAAACGCGACGTGAACCAGAACGTCCGGCCGGTGAAGCCGGACCGGTGGTCCGGGAAGTCGGTGGACGGCGTGGTCGGCGGGATCATGGCGCTCCGCGGCGTGCTGGACAACCGGAACCACCAGTACGTGTACTGAGGACCCCATGACGCTGACGATCACGACCCGCGACGTTGGATTCTTCGGCGGCCTACTGGCGTTCGTCGCCGGGGCCTACGCGACGTTCGGGTTCGGCCCGCTCCTGATGATCGTGGGCGCGGCCGGGGCCGCGGCCGCGAAGTTCCTGGAGGTTGCCCCTTGTCGTTCGTCGAACGCATCGGCCTGAAGCGGTTCTCGGCCGCCACCGAGGACGAGATCCTGACCGGGACGGCGCACCCGCGGGTCGGGCACGACCGCATGTTGCGGTCGCCGTTCGCGCCGGGCGAGGGCACGGACCCGGAGTCGCTCCTGCCGGACGACTGCTACCTGTACAGCCCGTGGTGGCGGGCGGTCGTGATCGTCGGGTTCCTCGTCGCGCGGACGCCGCTTCAGGTCAAGAAGGTGACCCGCGGCAAGTCGGGGGAGAGCAAGGAACCGGACCGGGACCACCCGGCGTACTTCGCGCTCGCGGGGCAGGCGAACCTCCGGTACACGGCCGGGGAGATGAAGTTCCGCCTCGTGCAGCTCATGCTCACCCACGGGACCGGCCGGGCCGTGATCCAGCGGCGGCCGAAGGACAAGGGCGGAATCCTGATCCACCCGACGCAGCCGGGCGAGTTGGAGTTCCGCATCTCCGACGGCGAGCCGTGGTACTTCCGGGTGGCGAACGTCGAGGAGGAGAAGCCGGGCGTGCGGTACGACGCGGCGTTCCCGGCCCGCGACGTGATCGACCTGACGCTCCTCCGGGCGCGGAACGGCCTGTCCGTCCTCCCGCCGTGGCAGCACGCCCGGTTCTCGGTGGCCGAGGGGATCGGCGGCACGAAGGTCCGGTCCGTGCGGGCCAAGAACGGCGGCCGGCCGGCGATCGCGCTCATGACCGAGAAGACGGTCACGAAGGAGACCCGCGAGCGGATCCAGGCGGACTTCCGGGACCGGCACGCCGGGTACGAGCAGAGCGGCAACCCGATCATCCTCGGGGACAACCTGAAGGCCGAGACGCTCGACTACAGCCCGGAGTACCAGGCCGAGGCCGAGTTGTCCCGGATCCCGATCCGGGACGTGTCGAACTACACCGGCGTCCCGTCGAGCCTGCTCGGGGACACGGACAACGACAGCGGGGAGTCCCTCGAAGCCAAGATCCGGGCGTTCTACCAGTTCGGGATCGGGAACTACCTCTGGGCGTTCGCCGACCAAGCCCAGGCGAAGTGCCTGAGCGACGAGGAGCGCCGCGGGGAAACCCACGTCTGCGAGTTCAACGTCTCGAAGCTGGAGTGGGCGACGGTCCGCGACCTGGCCGAGATGATCCGCGCGTACGGGGCCGGGACGCCGATCGCGACGCCGAACGGCATCCTGAACCGCCTCGGCGAGCCGCCGATCGACGACCCGGAGGCGGACAAGCTCCACATCCCGAAGAACGTCGGCAAGGACGGGCAGAACAACACCCCGTCGCCCGGCGACACCAAGCCCGCCGGCCGGCCGCGGAAGAAGGCGGCGGCCGAGGCCCTCGAAACGCTCGTCAAGCGGGCCGTGCAGACGTGCGAGCGGCGGGCGTCGAGCGGCCGGGCGTACATGCAGTTCGTCAGTTGGCTGACCCGCGACGCCGAGTTCGTCCGGGTGGTCCGGGAGCAGGTCGCGTCCGCCGGCATCATGCGCGACGGCGCGGCGGAGGCGGCGGTCGCGGTGCTGGCCGAGAAGCTGTTGGCCGTCGCCGAGTGCCACGAGGCCGAGCTTCACAACCGGGTGAACGAGCGCTACCCGGTGCTGCTGATTACCCTTCCCGAGGACATGGCCGCGGCCGCGGCGGGAGACGAGTGATGTACTTCGAGCAAATCCTTCAGACGTTCTACGGCACGCACTGGGCGATTCTCCCGGAGCGGCTGTACGAAATGGAAACCGTCCTCCTGCGCGTCATCGCGGACCGGTTTGAAGGCCGCGTTGCGGCATACCCGGTTCCGGGCCATGAAGCCCAACAGCCGCGAGACTACGCCGCGCCGGGGGACGTGGCCGTGATCCCCGTGCGGGGCACGATCTACCCCCGCGGCGGGGCGAGTCCGGCGAGCGGGCTGACGACGGCGGAGTACGTCGGGAAGCAAATCGACGGGGCGGCGGCGAACTCGCAGATCGGGCACATCGTTCTCGACATGGACACGCCGGGCGGGGCCGTATCGGGCGTCCCGGAGTTGGCCGCGAAGGTCCGGGCGGCGGCCGGCCGGAAGCCGGTGACCGCCGTGGCGAACCACCTGAGCGCGAGCGCCGGCTACTGGCTGATGGCCCAGGCGACGGAGGCCGTCGTCACGCCGTCCGGGTCGGTCGGATCGATCGGCGTGAAGTACACGCACATCGACCGGTCGAAGGCCCTCGAAGACGCCGGCGTGCGGGTCACGGAGCTGACGACCAGCCCGCTCAAGGCCCTCGGCAGCCCGTTCCGGCCGCTGTCGGACGAGGCCCGCGCGTCGATCCAGGCCATGATCCTGAAGTTCCACGCCATGTTCGTCGGGGACGTGGCCCGCGGCCGGCGGGTGACCGTGGACCGGGTGGAGTCAGGGTTCGGCCGCGGGGACGTGCTGACGGCCGAGGACGCGCGGGCGGCCGGGATGGTGGACCGGGTCGCCACCCTGGAGGACGTGATCGCGGACATCCGGGCCAAGTCCGCCCGCCGGCGGGCCGCGGCGATGGCGTGATCCGCTTGACACCCGCGGATCGTAGTGTAGTGTTGGTATTACGAAGTTAAACCAATCTGTTTGACCCGTTCGCGTGAGGCGGCGGTCAGCCAGCGAAACCCCTGTTTCGCCGGTGTGGCCGCCGCCGCGTCGCTTACCAAGATCGCTCGCCCCGGCTCACCCGGCCGGGAGCGAGCCATGTCGATCGAAGCCGAACTGCCGATCCTGAAGACCGCCCGCGAGACCGCCAAGCACGACTTCCAGGAGTTCGGCGCGAAGATCAACGCCGACGGGTACGCGGCCACGAAGGAGGACCTCGACAAGTTCGAGGCGCTCCACGCCGGGTACAAGAAGGCGAACGAGGAGTACGAGTCCGCCCTCAGCAAGCGGGAAGACCAGCGGGGCCGGGACGACCGGCTGAACGCGCTGAAGGCGATCGCCGACCACGACGAGAAGTTCAAGGCGTACGACTATAAGCCGCGGGACGGCAGCGAGCGGCCGGGCAACACGAACCGGGCCGCGGACATCGACCGGGCGTTCGCGGCGTGGGCGGCCGGGGCCAGCCCGGACCTCATCACGGAAGAGGACGTGCGGGCGGCGAAGCGGGCTGGGATCAACGTGTTCGCCGAGGAGATCACGCCCCTCCCGACGGCCGTGGTGGAACTGCCCAGCGGCGAGCGGGTGAAGGTGGCCGACCGCCGGGCCGACGGGGGCATGTTCGACGGCCACCGGGCGTACATCGACGGCCTGCACCGGCACGCCGTCCGGTACGGGGGGAACTACGCGACCGAGTACCAGGCGGCCGCGGACCCGACCGGGGACAGCCGGGACACGGACGGGTACGGCCGGCTGAACCGGCTGCCGACGGTGCTGGCGACGCTCGAACAGAACATGTACACGTACGGCGGCATCCTCGATCACCCGATCACGATCACCGTCACGGACGACTACGAGGACATCCGCCAGGACGTGTTCGACGACACGGCCAACGTCGGCCGGCAGGTCCGCGAGGCGGCCACGATCGGCGAGAACAAGCGGGCCGTCCTGGACACGATCGTCTGGCGGTACTTCGACTACACCAGCGACGACTTCGAGTTAACGAACCGCCAAATCGAGCGGTCCCGGTACGCCATGCCGACCATCGCCGGCCAAGCCCTCGGGGAGCGGCTCGGCCGCTGCTTCGGCACGGTGCTGACGACCGGCAACGGCGTCAACGAGCCGGACGGGGCGCAGACGGCCACCCTTCGCGTGTTCAAAAACGACGCGAACCACCGCGGCAGCGCGAAGGTGAAGACCGCCGCGTCCGCGACCGTCATTGCCGTGGACGAACTCGGCGGGTCCGGCCCGGAATACCTGCTCGATCAGATGTGGACGAACGGCCCGTCGGTCGGCTGGTCGATGCACCGGTCCATCCTCGGCTACCTCGAAACGCTGAAGGACCTCCAGGGCCGCCCGTTCTTCAACCTCGGGCAGGAGACGACGAGCAACCGGCGGACACTCCGGAACTACCCGATCTTCTTCAACTACGCCCTGGCCTCGACGCGGGCGGCCAACAACTACGTCGCGGCGTTCGGGGACTGGTCGAAGATCGTCCTGCGCCGGGCGGGCGGCGGCGTGCCGGTCCTGATCCGGGACGTGACGAGCAAGCGGCGGCAACTCATCACGATCTTCACCGCCCTGATGAGCCTGGACCAGCGGCTGAAGAACCTCGGCAACATGCCGATTTCCTGGCTCCGCATGGCCGCGGCGTAACCGACCAACCCTCTCCCTCCCCCGTGAGGGGGGGAGGGACACCACCCGACCGCCACACCCCGAACCGAGCCGAACATGGAACGAAACTTCAAGAGCGATTTCAAGCCGGTGCTGCTGATGGCCCTGCAAGCGGCCGGCGTGACGGCCGTGGACACCAGCGTGATCGACATGGGCGCGGGCCAGGGGGCCGCGGAACTGACCGGCCTGTTCTACCTGCCCACGATCGTGGACGGGGCGAACGTCGAGGTCGAGGTGTACTCGGCGGCGGCCTCCGACAAGTCCGGGGCCGTCCTGGAGGGCACGACGGGCGTGATCGCCGTGACTTCCGCCGACAACGGGAAGCTGCTCGCCGTCAGCTTCGACCGGGTCAGCCAGCGGTACGCCTACTTCAAGGTGAAGCGGACCACGCAGAACATCACCGTCGGGGCCGGGGTCGGCCTGGTCGGGAAGCAGTTCCGCGAGGCGGCCGACAACAGCGGGTTGATCGGCGGCAAGGCGCACCTCGTCCTCGGCGTGTAAGGCCCGCTGACCCATGCCCTCCTCGATCGACATCACCCGGCCCGCGGCCCCCGCCGACCTGTGCGTCACGGTCGGCGAGGTGAAGGCGAACGCGGGCGGGGTGGAGGGCACGGGCGAGGACGCGCTGATCGCGGCGATGATCCGGGCCGCCCAACGGTACGTAGAGACGCGGGCCGACACGGTCCTCTGCCCGGCGACGGTCGCGGAGCGGTTCGGCGGGTTCCCGTGCGGGGCCCTGCGGCTCGGCCGGGAGCCGGTCCGGTCCGTCACGACCGTGGCCTACAAGGACCGGGACGGGGCCGAGGCGACGCTGGCGGCCGACGCCCGGCAGGAGTGGTTGACGCACAACCCGCCGCTCGTCACGCCGCTCGCCGACCAGCCCTGGCCGGAGACGAAGCCGGGGGCGCTCGGGGCCGTGACGGTGACCTACGAGGCGGGGCCGGCGGTCGCGACGGCCGCGCGGGACGGGTTCAAGATGGCGGTCGTGATGATCGCGACCGCGACCTACGAACACCGGGACGCCTTCGTGAAGGCCGGCGAACTGAAGGTCCCGGCGGTCGTGAACCAGTTCATCGACGCCGAGGCGAAGCGAGGCTACCCGTGACGACCTTCTACGTCGGCCTGACGGCCGGGGTCTGGGCGGCCGGGACGCCGGGGCAGTTCCTGCCGGGGGCGGACGGCCGGGCGACGCTCGCCGAGGCCCTCGACGACGCCGCGGACGGGGACGTGATCCAACTGGCCCCCGGCGAACACGAGTTGCCGGCGTCGCTCGACGTGTCGGTGCGAATCGTCGGGCACGCGGCCGAGACGGTGACCCTGACGACCGCGACGCCGGTGTCCGTCGTCCCGGAGGGCGTGAGCCTGCGGCTCGAACTGCTCACGCTGGCCGGCGGGCTGCCGCTGCGGGTGAACGGGACGTTGGCCTGCTACCGCTGCGCGACGGCGGCGGACAGCTTGGCCGAGGTCTCGCCGGGCGGGGCCGGGGTCGCGGTGTGGTGCGGGAAGCCGATTTCGGCGATGGCCGGGGCCGCGGTCGGGAACCACCCGCAGCCGGCCCGGACGACCCCCGGCGGCGAGGCCGGCGGGCGGATCGGCGGCTACCGGCACCGGGTGGAGTTGCAGGCCGCGGCGAAGCGGCAGAAGGCGTCCGGCCAACAGGCCGCGGAGGAGTGGCTCACGTTCGCGGACCTCCGGGTGACCTTCGACGAGCGGCCGGGCCGCCAGGGGATCCAGGAGCGGTTGATCGTCGCGAACGCGACCGGGCTGGCCTACTGCCGCGGGGGGGTCCCGGTCCACCCGACGATGCGGCTGCTGCACAACGGCCGGGCGCTCGGCATCCAGGGCGTGGCCCTCAGCAAGCCGCCCCGGAACGAGTTGGAAATCCTGTACGCGGAGCGGGTGGCGTGAAGAACCTCCGGGTCAGGGTGTCGGGCGTGGCGCAGGTGCGGGAGGCGCTCCGGGCGGTCAAGGACGAGGTGGCCGGGCCGCTCATGCTCCGCGGCGTTCAGGCCGGTTGCCGGAAGGTCGTGCCGGTCGTCCGGCAGAACCTGAGCCGCAACCGGCTGACGAGCGCGACGACGCGGTCCATCGGGGTGAAGGTGCAGAAGTTCCGGGACGGGCAGGGGGCGATCGGGCTGGTGGGGCCGCGGCGGTATCACCGGATCCTGCACCCGGCGTTCGGCTACCGGTCCCGCGGGCTGTGGCGGCAGACGAACCCCGGCACGACGGACCCGCCGAAGATCCTGCACCTGATCGAGGGCGGGCGGAAGGCGGTCCGGCCGACGAAGGCCAAAGTGCTGGCGCTCGTCGTCCCGCGGCTGGACGGCCGCCGCAAGCCGGGGATCGCGATCGCGGGCGGGGAGGCCCGCAAGTTGGGCAAGAAGCCGACCCCGCCGAAGCGGGTCCCCGGCGGCTTCCTGATCTTCGCCCGGTCCGCCGGGCCGGCGCGGGAGTTTCGCCCGATGCGGAACAGCCTGCCCGCCATGCAGCAGAACGCGGTGGCCGGCGTGGTGGCCTTGGTGCAACGCGACCTGCCCCGGATCGCGGCGAAGGCCGCCGCCCGCGGCCGGTCGATCTTCCGAGGCTGACGTGACCCTGAAGGAAGCCCTCGCGACGAAGCTCCGCGCGGCCCTGGCGACGTGCCAGGTGTACCCGAACTTCGTGGCGATGAACAAGGACGGGACGTTCGACCACCTGCCGGCCGCGGCGTACCGGCTGGTCGGCGGCAAGCACTACGCGGCCGGCGACATCGGCCGGACCGGGTTCGGCCAGGAGACGTTCCTGGTCGAGGTGTTCGACGAGGACGCGACGTGCTGCGAGCGGTTGCGGAAGGACCTCGAAGACGCCTTCCCCGGCCGGACCAAGAAGAACGACGCGGAGCAGTCCGCCCCGGTGAAGTGGGGGCCGGCGGCCGACCCCGGCCCGTGGGTGTACTGGGCCGAGGCGAGCGACCCGGAGAGCGACGGGTCCGTGCCCCAGACCGACGCGCACAACACGCTGCACTTCGAGCAGCTGCTGGTGACCGTCTCTTTCCAGGAGTGACGACCGATGGCCGACGAAATGCTCCCGAGCAGCGGTTACCTGTTCCACTACACGACGACCGACGCCGACTTCCTGGGGGCCGTGGCCGCCGGCAGCCTGCCGTCCCCGGTCCCGGCCGCCGTCCCGTACCCGATCCCGTCCGACTCCGCGGACTGGACCCGAATCAAGTGCATCAGCCGGCCGTCCGGGATCGCGAACGCCGAGGTCGAGACGACCGAACACCGCTGCGGTGACCCGGAGGCGGCCGTCGTCGAGGACTTCGCCACCGGGTTCAAGCGGCTGAACCCGGTCGGGCTGATGACCACGTACACGGACGACGGGGACAAGTTCGACGACCTGAACGCGATCAAGGACAACCGGACGCTGTTGGCATTCCTGTTCACGTTCCCCCTGTTGGGCGGGCAGACCCGCCCGGCCCGGTTCGTCCAGCGCGCGTACCTCACGAAGTGCAACCTGATCTTCGACGACAACGGCGCGCCGATCATGATGGAACTCGAATTCAAGCCGACGCTGGATGTCGGCAAGTTCGCGAAGGCGGCCACGTCGTAACGGCGGCCCGCCCGGATTCGCCCCCACCGGAGTCCCCATGTCCACGGTCCGATCGAAGTTCCTGCAAGCCCTCGGCACGCCCCGGTTCCGGGACGTGGAAACCCCCTGGGGCACGGTCCGCGTCTTCTGCCTCCGCGGGAGCCAGTACGACGAGCTGCAGAAGAAGCGGGAGAAGACGACGAGCCGCGTCCGGGATCACGCGATGCTCGTCATCGCGACCTGCTTCGACCCGGAGACGGCCAAGCCGCTGTTCACCGACAAGGACCTGGACGACCTGGCCGACGGGAACGCCGCCGAGGTCCGGTTCCTGGCCGAGATCGCGGCCGACGTGAACACGGTCGAGGAGGGCGGGCCGGCGGGAAACGGGACGCCCGCGCCGCCAACTGGCGCAAGCTAGCGCGGCACTTCGGCTGGCCGGCCGACGTGCTGAAGGAGTTGATGACCGAGCAGGAGTTCCGGTCGCACGTCGCCGACGTGAACGCGGGCGACGAGCCGCTGGACCAGATCCTGCACTTCACGCGGGTCACCGCCAAGCTGCTGAACCTCATCGCGTCGTCGCCGTTCCTGCTCGGGAAGCCGCCGTTCCGGGACGAGGCCGTTAACCCGTTCACGAAGCGGGCCGACCGCGACCCGGACGCCCGGCTGTCGGACGCCGAGTACGCGGCCGCGGTCGAACGGCGGGTGGCGCAGAATCAAAACTGCCAGGTCCGGGAATGAGCCGCATCAACGTCGGAACCGTGTCGCTGGGGGTCGTCGCCGACGCGAGCGGCGTCGGCCCCGGCGTGGACGAGGCGACGAAGGAGATCAACAAGCTCCCGAAGGCGGCCGACGACGCCAGCCGGAAGCTCGACAAGATCACGCAGTCCTTCGTGGACCTCGCCCGCGCGACGAAGCTGGCGAAGGAGGCGGCCGCGCAGTTCCGCACGAAGGGCGTCGGGCCGGGCGGCCCCTCGCCGCTCCGGGGCGGGTTGGGGGGCCGCGGCAGCCGCCCGATCTTCCCGGACATCGAGTCCGCCACCTCTTCCGCGATTCTCGCCGACGCAAAGCGCGAACTGGACCAGACGAAGGAGGCCGAGAAGGTATACGCCGACGCCCGCCGCCGCGGGCAAAAGCTCCTCCGCGAATCGAAATCCACCTTCTACGCCCTCGCCCCCGGCCGCACGACCCGCGGCCAGCGGGCGTTCCTGTCCGACCAACGCGAGGCCGAACGGGTCGGCCGCCGGAGCCTGCTCACGGCCGACACTTACGACCTGCTACCCGAGGACGGCGTGAGCGCCGACGAGCGGCGGCAGCAGCGCCGCCGGGACCGGGACGAGCGGCGGGCGGCGGCCCGGCGGCTCGAACGCTTCCGCTCCGCCAGCGTCCAGCGGCGGATCAACGCCTTGCTCGCCGAGGCCGGCGACGCGACCAGCGAGGGGCAAGCCGCGGCAGCGCCCGCGGCGACGGGCGGCGGACTTCGCGGGCGGCTGCGGGCGGGGGCTGTGACCGCGGGCGGGGCGGCGAGCGGCGCGGCGGGGTCCGCGGCGTCGTTCTTCGCGAACCAAACGCTCGGCATCGCGAGCGGCGCGGCCGGTTTCTTCCGGGGCATCGTCGAACGCGCCCTCGGCTACGCCCTCGGCCGGCTGATCGGCGAGGTGGCCGGCGGGATCGTCGGCCTCGCGCAAACGGCCCTCGACACCACGCGGAAGTACGAGGAGCAACTCGTCTCGTTCGGCGTCCTCACCGGCAGCCCGGCCCGCGGGACGGCCCTCGTCGGCTCGCTGCAACAACTCGCCGTCGAGACGCCGTTCAAGTCGTCCGAACTCCTGGACCAGGCGAAGTTGCTGCTGTCCTACGGCGTCGCCGTGGACGACGTCCGCGGCACGCTCTCGCGGCTGGGCGACGTCGCGAGCGGGACCGGCGCGGACCTGAACCGGCTGTCGCTCGCCTACGGGCAGGTGATCGCGAAGGGGCGGTTGCAGGGCGGGGAGCTGCGGCAGTTCACCGAAGCCGGGGTCGGCGTGGGCGACTTCGCATCAGCCTACAACGAGACGACCGGCAAGAACGTCGGCGTCGCCGGGTTCCTCGGCCTCGTCGAGCAGGGGCAGGTCGGCGCGAACGTCATCGAGCGGGCGTTCCAGCGGATGACCGGCGCGGGCGGCCGGTTCTTCGGCCTGATGGAGGCCCGCAGCCAGACGGTCAGCGGCCGCATCCAGGCCCTGAGCGAGTCGATCGAACTCTTCACGCAGCGGGTCGGGACGAGCTTCTTCCAGAACACCGGCCTCGGCAAGTTCCTGGACCAGACCGGCAAGGACATCCGCAACATCGACCTGGGCCGGCTGGACCAGTTCTTCCAGGGCCTGGACCGCACGGCCGGGCCGTTCCTCGGTCGCGTCGGCCGGGGGGTCGGCAGCCTGTTCGGGACGCCGGGGATGCCGGACTGGAACTCGCTCGACGCCGCGCTCAAGGGCCTGACCGAGAAGACGATCCCGGACCTGCTCGACGGCGGGAAGGTCGTCCTGAACGCCTTCCTGGAGATCACCCGCGGGGCGCTGATGGCCGCGGACGCGCTCTTCCGGATCGGCGGGTTCGTGTACGACCACCTGCCGGACCAGAAGTACACCGGCGAAATCCTCGCCGGGGCCGCGGGCGCGGCGGCGGTCAGCGGCCGCCTGGGGCGGGCCGGCACGCTCGGGGCGAAGGGCGCGGGCCGGCTCATCCCCGGCGTCGGGTGGGCGATCCTGGCCTACGAGGCTTACGACTACCTGATGGGCGGCGGGCAGGGCGGCGGGGCCCCCGACAACCCGTTCGGCACGGGCGTCGTCGGCGGGAACTTCCGGGCGGCGGCGGTCCCCGGCCCGGCCGCGGCTGCCGGCGGGCGGGTCCTCCCGGACCTCGCCGCCCGGATCGGCCGCCAGCAGGCCGCCCTCCGCAACGCCTCGCCCAGCGACCTGTTCCGGCAGGCGGCGGGCGGCCAGTGGTCCGTCCCGGTGTTCGGCGAGGTCCCCGGCAACGTGCAGTCGGCCGTCGAGACGACCGCAGGCGTCCTCGGCAAGGTGTTCGCCGACCCGAAGAACGTGAGCGCCCGCCTCGAGGCAGACCGGCTCAACGCCCTGAACGCGATCGGGACGAGCGGCGTCACGGGTTGGCGGACGCCGCGGCAGCCGCGGGACTACCGGTCCCGGATGATCGCCGCCGGGATCATCTCGGACCCGAAACAGCCGCTGTACGACGCCGGGATCCTCAACGACCCCCGGCCGAAGAAGCCGGTCAACGTCACCGAGCGGGACGTGATCCTGGCGAACGGCTACCTGAACAAGTTCGGCGAGAGCCTGAAGGGGGTCGGCCAGCAACTGGACAAGCTGGCGGAGGCGGCGTTGCCGGGTTTCGGGAAGCGGATGGAGGACATCAAGGCCGAGGTCGCGGCCCCGGCGGACCGCCCGTTCGACGCATTCAAGAACCGGATGGACGACATCAACATGGGCGTCCTCCGGCAGAAGCTGACCGGGCCGGAGGCCGACCGCGCCCGGTTTCTCGCGTTCGACGCGCTCCGGGACAAGATGGGCGCGACCCTCGGCGGCCCGCCCCAACTCATGCGGGCCGGGACCCAGGACGCGGAAACGGCCCTCACGAAGGCGATGAACGAGTTCGAGCGGAACCGCAAGCCGACCGAGGAGGAGATCCGCGACCTCGTGAAGATGGCGTACGACCGCCAGGAGGAGCAACTGAAGGCCGAGACGGAAATCTCCAAGACGCTGAAGGACATTGCCAAAAAGCCGGGCGGGTTCAACTTCGTCGGCATCCAGTTCGGAGGCGGGCGGTAATGGCGCTGCACCCGGCGATTGAAAAGATCAACCGCGAGCCGATGCACGAGGCCCTCATCACCTCGGGCTTCCAGCGGCAAAGCTCGCTGTTCGTGAAGATCCTGCTCAAGAAAGAATACTGGGGCGCGGTCGATCCGATGGACCTGCTGACGGACGACCGGCTGCCGGCCGCCTATTCCGCTTGGCCCGTCCACCCCTACCCGCAGACGGACCACGAGGGGACTCTCCTCGCCGCCTACGCGGTCAAGGACGCCCTGCGAATCTTGCAGAGCGTGTCACTGACCTCGCGGAACACGCACTCGTCGGTGGAGTTGCGGTACGACTACGAATCGAACCCGGCCGTCCCCGCCGGCTACCTCCCGGCGGCCCTCCGGCAAGACCCGGCCGGCTCGCCCGCGGGCGGCGACCTCGGGTACAAGATCGCTTACGACAAGGAAGAGATCGAGGTCCCGTACACGATCGACGCGCTGAACGCGAAGGTCCAAATCTCGTCCGGGGAACGCCCGGTCCCGCTGCCGACCCGGAAGCTCATGATCCGCGTGTGCCGGATCACCCGGCTCGAACCGAATCACGCGATCGACTGGCACGACACGTTCGCGTACACGCTCAACAACGCGACCTGGAACGGGCGGCCGCAGGAAACCGTGTGCTGTTTCCCCGTCACGTACAGCGACTGGCAGGAGATCGGGGGCGCGCTGTGGTGGCCGGTGAACTACGAGTTCCGCTGGCTCGCGAAGGACAACGCGCCGGGCGACCTGCGACCGACGCACTCCGCGGTGGACTTCTGGCGGGACATCATCCTGTCGATGAGCCTGAACCAGAAGGTGGCGGCCGGCGGGGTCAAGCCGATCATCCTCAACGGGAACCGGTTCACGGAGCCGCAGGGCCTGGACGCGGACGGCCACTTCATCAACCCGCCCGGCAGCGCCGCCCCGCACCAAACGACGTTCCGCAAGATCGCGACCAAGAGCTTCGCCCCGCTCAACATCACCCTCCCCGCCCAGTACACCCCGCCATGAGCGAGATCGTTGGATTCCGGAACGCGGGCGACGCCCGGCGGATGGCCGCGGCCGTGGGCCGGTTCGTCGCGTCCGAGGGCGCGGCCGACCCGAACCGCGCGATCGCCGAGCAGGTGGAGATCGTGGAGAACCTCGGCGGCCAGGACGCCGGGGTCGGGACGACGGGCCGCATGATGGTTTGGTCGTCCGCGGAGGGGAAGGCCGAGGAGGGCGACCCGGTCCGCGTGCTGGAACAGCCGCTCGGCCGGTTCGTCGGGTACGACGAGGACGACACCCCGATCTTCGTCACCGCGCCGGCCGGGGTGGAGGTCAAGGTCACGGGCGAGATCGCGAGCGGGATGTACCCGGCCGTCCGGACGCTCCGCAACCCGGCGACGCTGCTGTACGCCGACGGGTCGGGCGAACTGAGGGCCGTGCCCGTGGGCGGCGGGACGCTCCAAACCGGACGCCGGTACCACGGCCGGATCATCGGCAAGGTGACGATCAGCTCGACGGAGTACGACCTGGCCGAGGTGGTCGGCGACGCGAACCCGACGGCATTCAGCGGGGCGGCGGAAACCGCGTGGGCCGGGGGCTTGGTCTCGGCGGACGAGCAGTCCTTCAAGGGGGAGAAGTTTTTTCGCGACACGCTGACGGTGTCGAGCAACGTGTTCAACGACTACATCGAGTTGAATCCGGTCCCATGCAAGCTGACGCTACAAGTCGCGGGGGACACCGGCCTCCCGCCCCCGTTCGACAAGCGGGGCGTGACGTGGCTGACGCCGGCCGGCATTGGGTCACCGGTTTTCTGGTCGCAGTTGCCCGGTGATTACTTGGCCGTCGGTATCGGCTTCTCGAACGAAGACCTGAGTAAGTTTGGGTACTCCGGAACCGTCGTGGGGATGGGTCGAAGTGTTGGAAGCACTTTGCTCATGGATAACGGCAGTGTCACGCTAGGTTTTAAGTGCCGATCAAACGGAGGGTTCGCCGTCCAGCGGCCCGGCGATACCGGCGGCTATCCGGGCTGGCGGGACGGGATCGACCTGAACATTCAGGTCGGCAGTCGCTTTTTGGAGTTCCGCGGCGGGATTCTCGTCAGCGACTCCACGGTCCCGCCGCCGCCCGGCCCGATCCCGCCGCCGCCGCCGGCGTCGGCCGGTCTGGACATCAGCGCCCCGGCGTTTCCGGACGCGACGATCACCGTTTCCAACGGGCTGACGACGACCAGCTACCCGCTGGACGGGGACGGCCTCGCGACGATCTCGGACCTGTTCCCCTACGGCACGTACACGGTCACTCTGGAAGGCGCGGCCTATTGGGAGTCGGAGACGGACCCTGGCGGCGTGGTGGACAGCTTCGCGAACGACACGGCGACGATCACGTTCAGCGGGGCCGACACCGGCGGCACGGTCGAGTTCTTCGACGAGGTTCCGCCGGACGGGTACAGCGTCGAGGGGTTCGCCCTGGACCTGATTACCAGCCTACCGGCGGGGACGACAATCGCCCTGTACGACGGGGCCACGCTGGTAGACACCGTGAGCGTGGCCGGTGGGGACGGGTCGTTCGTGTTCTCGAACGTGCCGGACGGGACGTACACGATGGAAATTCCAGGGTCCGACTACCTGCCGGCCGGCCCGTTCGTCGTCAGCGGGGTGAACCTCGACGTCGGCACGGTCTACTTCAGCGAACCGATGTGACGGCCCGGTTTTTCCTAACGCCGCCCAAATGCGCCCGCGGGTGGCGCGAACCACATTCGCGCCCGTCCCGGCATGGAGTGGCTTGCGTCATGAGGAAGTCCCGTCGCGCGTGGGTTACGCTGCTGTTCGTCACCGGCCTCGCGGCCGCGGCGGGCGTGGTTTGCCGCCCGGCCCCGAATCCGGACGGCCCCGCCGCGGTCGAACTGCTGAGCAACCGGGGCCGGCTCGCCCTGGTCCGGCCCCAGACCTTCGCCGACGCCGGCCGCCGGGTGACCGTCGTGGAAGTGGTCCTGGCCGAACCCTCGCTTCGGCTCGCGTTCCTCGCCACGCCCGAACAGGTGGAGGAACTCGAATCCCTCCGGGGCCGGGTCGTGACCGTGACGTACACGGAGGCGGACGGGGTGAAGGGGCGGCTGGTCTCCGTGGCCGCCGAGTGACCCCGCAGCGGAATCAAAACGTGTGGTATAACTAGGTTATAATGTCCTGCAATCGGCTCGAACCGTTGGCGATGGGCCGGCCGTACACGCTCCTCCTGGACGCGATGCGGCCGGACAACGCCTACGTCGATTTCGCGACGACGAAGGGGTACGTGTTCCTCGTCTCGAAGACGCACCGGGTGCGGTGGGACTGGGAGCCGGGCGGCGGGGCGAACCTCGGCGCGCCGGAGACGATCGACGGCGTCCCGACGCTCGCGTTCCGGATCCCGGCCGAGTGGACGCGGGACTCGGACAACTTCCCGGTCACGGAAGCGACCGAGTACGAACTGACCTTCCACGTCGGCGAGTTGTCGGGGACGAGCGGGTTCGGGGCGGAAGTGGGCACGATCACCGTACACCCGCTGGCGGACGGCCAGCCAGTGAGTTGACCTATGGGATACACGGTCCGAGTGCGGAACGTCGCCGGATCGCCCGTCGTGGTCACGATCCACGCCGGGGCCGCGGGGAAGGACGGCTCAAGCGGCGGCGGCGGCGGGGCGGGCGTCGTCTTCAGCGAGACGCCCAGCGGCAGCGTGAACGGGTCGAATGCGACGTTCACGACGCTCAACGACTTCGTCCCCGGCAGCGTGTCGGTGCGGGTCAACGGCCTGTCCCAGCGGCCGGGCACGGACTTCACGACCAGCGGCGTCCGGACGATCGCGCTGACCTCCTCGCCGACGCCGGGCGAGTCCATCCAGGTCGATTACACGAGGGGCTGATGGCAACGACTCAGATCGCACAACGGCAGATCGCGGACGGCGCGATCAACAACGCGAAGGTCGCGGCCGGGGCGGGAATCGACACCTCGAAGCTCGCTGACGGGGCGAACTTCTTGAAGAAGGACGGCAGCGTAACGGCGACCGGGAACCTCGACCTCGGCAACAACCGGATCACGAACGTCGCCACCCCGAGCGGCGGGAACGACGCGGCGAACAAGTCCTACGTGGACACCGCGATCGGCAGCCTGAACTCGCTGTTCGACGCGAAGGGCAGCGTCCGGGCGGCGACGACGGCGAACGTCACCGTCTCCAACCCCGGCACGTCCACGTTCGACGGCGTCACGCTGTCCAACGGCGACCGGCTGCTGCTGAAGTCGCAGTCGTCGGCCGCCGAGAACGGCATCTACCAGTTCAACGGGTCGTCCTCGGCGCTCACCCGCGTGACGGACATGGACGCCTGGGCGGAAGTGCCCGGCGCGCTGGTCACAGTCGAGGAAGGCACGACGAACGCGGACACGCTCTGGCTCTGCACGTCGAACGCCGGCGGCACGCTCGGCTCGACGGCGATCAACTGGACGCAGCTCGTCGCCGGCGGGTACTCGAACTCGAACTTCGTGGACAAGGAGACGCCGAGCGGCAGTGTGAACGGCAGCAACACGACGTTCACGCTCGCGAACACCCCGACGACCGGCAGCGAACACGTGTACCTGAACGGCGTCCTGCAGGAGTCGGGGTCCGGCAACGACTACACGATCAGCAGCGCGACGATCACCATGCTCACGGCCCCGATCAGCGGGGACAAGCTCCGCGTCTCCTACCGGAAGTAACCGATGCCCGCGACCGTCTTGGCTTCACGGCAAGTGCCGGCGGGCGGCGGCGGCGGGAACGCCGTCACCCGCGGCACGTTCGTCGGCTCCCGGCCGGCGTCCCCTTCCGCGGGCGATCAATACCTCTGCACGGACGCCCCGTTCACGGAGGTCTACACCGGCTCGGCGTGGGAGGTGCGGTACGACGGGATCGTTGTGAAACCGCCACCGACGAGCGGTTGGACGTGGGCGAATCAGGGGACGGCCGCCGTCGCGACTGCCGGCGGCCTGGTCACGCTCTCTGACGCCGGACACCTGGGGGCCGCGAACCGCTGGTACTACCGGTCCGCCCCGGCCGCCCCGTTTACGATCACCTTCGGCCTCTGCGCCCTCGGCTTGACCAGTTATTTCAACGCGGGTGTCGCGTTCCGGAGCAGCGGCGGAAAGTACGTCTTGGCCTACGCGGGCGGGAGCGGGAGCAGCTTTTACGGCGGGCAGTGGGCGGTCAACAAGTACGACAACAGTACCGATTACAACAGCAATTACCGGGCGAAAAACGGGTTCTGTCCGGCGATGAACAGATTCTGGATGCGGCTCGTGGACGACAACACGAACCGCGAAATTTGGGCGAGCTACGACCGCCGGACGTGGACGCGACTGCATCAAGTCGGCCGGACCGACTTCCTCACCGCGAACGGCGTGTCACTGTATCTGAACACCCGCGACGACGAGGGGAGCGGGGCCGAGGTCGGTGGGTCCGTGTCGTTGTTCGACTACGAGGATGCGTGACGTGCTGACCCTGTACCGCCGAGCGTCCGGGTCGTTCGGCTTCCGCCGGAGCGCCGTCGAACTGGCGGCTCACCCGTTGCCCGCAGACGTGGCCGAGGCGCTCACGCTTTCGCCCGAGGATAACCCGGCGCTTGCCGCGGCACTGGCCGTCTCGACGGAGGGCTACGCGCTGTCTGGCGGCGTCGTGACGCTGGGCGGTCAGCCGGTCGCCGTGAACCCCGACTTGTCGGCGCAGCGGGCGGCAATGGCCGCGGCCGCCTTGCTTCAGTCCGGCGACCCCGTGCCGCGGGCGGTCCGGGCGTCGGACAGCGTGGGGTACGAGCTGCGGAACAACGTCGCCGAGTTGCTCGGCGTCGTGATTGACCACCTCGAAGAACTGGCCGCCCTGCCGCGGGCCGAGCGGTCCGCCGCGCTCGTCGCGTGGGTCGCCGCGGACCGGGCCGCGTGGGAGGCGGCCGGGGGCGTGTGGGCGCTGGAGCCGCCGGCCCCGGCCGCCGTCGTCGCCACCGGCGCGGACCGGGTCCAAGCCGACGAGCTGCTGCCGCTCGTCGGGGCGGCCGTGGCCGCCGGAGCGTAATGCCTATCGCCTGTTTGTTTTACTTGGTATAACGTGTTAAACTGTGATGACACCGTTTCGTCAACACAGTGGGCACGTCATGTTCACCCCCTTTTTGGTTGCGTTGCTCGTCTCCCCGTCGCAAGCCCCGACGCCGCCGAAGGTCGAAGAGGTCGTCGCCGTCCCCGCGGCGAAGGCCGAGGAGGTGACCGCCCGCGTCGGCCAGTTGAAGCGGCTGCGGAGCGCGGACGCGAAGGCCCGGTGGGAACTGAAGGCTGGGACGGTCGGGGCGGAGATCATCACCGACGGCCAGGGCGGGTGCGCGTTCTCGGCCGAGCATCCGGGGCAATACACGCTCGTCTGCTACACGACCGGCCCCTGTACGTGGGTCGTCGTCACCGTCGGCCCCGCCGTCCCCGGCCCGACGCCGCCGGCCCCGCCCGGCCCCGTCGTCCCGCCGAAGCCCGACCCGATCGTCCTGGCAATCAAGGACGGGTTCAAGACTGACGGCGGCCCGACGGCGGCGAACAAACTGGACGCGGCGAAGCTGTCCGGGTTGTGGGAGGCGGGCGCGGGGCACTGCGACAACAAGGACGTGGCGACCGCCGGCGCGCTGCTGGACCAAATCCGGAAGGTGGCCGAGAAGGAGTTGCCCGCCTCGCACCTCTCGGCCACGCGGAAGGCGATCGGCGAGGCCACGCTAAAGCTGTTCGGCTCCCCGGACGCGGCCCTGACCGACGACCGGCGGGCGGCCGCCAAGCAACTGTTCAACTTGTTCGCGACCACCCTTGAGGACCTCAGCAAGTGAGCCAGCCCAACAATTGCCCGGCCCCGAAGAAGCGATACCGGTTGACGCCGTTCGCGTTCGCGGCCGCTTGCCTCGGCCTGAGCCTGTCCGCGGTCGTCGCGGTCGTCTTCCTGTTGCTCCCGCCCGCGCCGGTGAAGGACGACGCCCCGCCGCCGGCCCCGGTCGCATCCGCCCCGGCCGCCGCGCCCGGCGAGGACGCCCACTACTTCGGCGGCTGGCTTGACATCCCGGAGGGCCGCGAGGAAGTCCGGACCGCGCTGCCGCCCGAGGAGCGTTGGTTCGGCGACACGCCGGCCGGCCGCGCCGTGATGGGCGACGATCAGGACGTGTTGTTGTCGGACGGGGTCAGGAAGTTCTTGGGCCAACACCTGCCGGCCCGCGATCAGGGTCGGGTCGGGTCGTGCGTGAGCTTTGGCAGCACAACGGCGATCGAATACCTCATCATCCTCCAAGCCCTTTCGCAGGGGCTGCCGCTGGACGCGCACAAGGAACTCGTCCAGGAGGCCATGTACGGGTTGTCCCGCGTGGAGATCGGCGGCGGCCGGATCCGCGGGGACGGGAGCGTGACGGCGTGGGCCGGCGAAGCCGCCAAGCGATACGGCGTGCTGCCGAAAGGCGTGTACGGCCGTTTGGACCTGACCCGGTACGACGAGAACCGTTGCCGCGACTGGGGCCGGTCCGGGCTGCCGGATGAACTGGAACCGATCACCAAGCAGTCGCCGGTCAAGGGCATCTCGTTCGCCCGGAGCGCGGACGAGATGGCGAAGGCGATCCGCCAGGCGTACCCGATCGCGATCGGCTCCCGCGTCGGCTTCGGCTCCCGCGGCCCTTGGACGCGCGACAAGGACGGCTTCCTTCGCGCGTCCGGGACGTGGGGGCACTGCATGGCCGTAGTCGGCGTCATCGGCGGCCCGCGGCCCGGCTTCCTGTTCGTGAACTCGTGGGGCACGGACTGGGTCCGCGGCCCGACGGGGAAGTACGACATGCCGCCGGGCAGCTTCTTCGTCGATTGGGCCACCGCGGACCGGATGGCCCGCGAGGGCGACTGCATCGTCTTCAGTGACGCCGTCGGGTTCCCGACCCGCAACCCCTGGTTCATCCTCAAAGACGTTCCCGCCCCGGCGCGTGGCCGGGGCCGGGACGTTGTCTTCGCCCCGGAGCTTGCGCCGTGAAGAACGCGATTCCCGTTTCGGCCCTGTGCTGGGCCGCCATGCTGTTCGTCGCCCTCCTCGCCTTCGGCTGCGTGGCCGCCGCGTCCGACCCCGTGAAGGAGAAGGCCAAGACGAAGGCGGCGGCCGCCCTCGCGCTGGCCGTCGCCGCGGACGTGGACCAGAAGGTAGCCGCCAAGCCCGTCGCCGCCGCGAAGTGCGAGAAGTGCGGTGGGGCGTGCAAGTGCGACGCCTGCGACTGCGACGGGAAGTTCACGCGGGCCGCCACCAAGCCGGACCCATACCGCCAGGTGCTGAAGGCGGTCCAGTCGGGCGGGGAGCGGATCGTGTACGTCGGCTACCGCGTGCCCGCCTCGGCGAAGAACGCCGTGGCGCTCGCGAGCTTCGACGGCAACACGAAGGGGGTGTTCCGCTGCTACTTGCAGAACGGCTCCCCGACCTACGAGGAGCGGGACGACCTGATCCCGACGAAGGAGGTCACCCGGACGAAGGTGGTGAAGGTGAAGCAGTGCAACGGCAACGGGACGTGTACGCTCGTGGACCAGCCCGTCACGGAAACGGTCCGCGTGCCCGACGAGGTTCCGAGCCAATGACCTGGATCGAGCGGCGGTTCGCCGCCGTCTGCGCGATGACCCCCGAAACGAGCGACGCCGAGAAGCTGTTACGCCTCGGCGTCGCTTCTTTGTTCCTGCCCGTGGTCCTGCCCCTCAAACTCTATCGGAGCCTGACATGGAGACCGTGAAGAAGTTGGTGAAGTCCTACTGGAAACTGATCGTCGGCCTGCTGCTCGCGGCCACCGCCGGCGGCGGGGCGGTGAAGGTGATTCAGGGGAAGGAGTTCGAGGTGATCGTCGTGGTCCCCGAGGACGCCCCGGACATCTTCAACGACGGCGTCCCCCGGATTCAGGCCGGCCCCCCGTTGGGGCTGTCCGACCGGTCGCGGTTCGGCCTCCGGGCCGCCGCGCTCGAGTTGCGTCGGCGGGGCGAGGGCCGCGGGAAGCTGTTCGAGGTGCTGAAGGCGCTGCACGAAGATTCGGCGGTGGTGGACCGGGCGGAGGCGGCCGCACGAGGGGCCGGATTCGACCCGGCCGCAAGCATCGCCGTGAAGGTCGCGATCGCCGTGGCGATCAAGATACTCGAGCGCACGGCCCCGAACACGGAGACGACGCTGGACGACCGGCTGTTGGCCCTGCTGCGGCTGTTCGAGGGGAACCCCAACGCGGTGAACGCCGCGCACGCGGCGGTCACGGGCGGGTGA